CTCATATAACATTAACATCTCAAGTTGGTAAGGATATTATCTACAATATCTATCCAGATGCCCGTGTAGTGGCTTTAACAGCTACTCCAAAACGTCTTGGTGTAGAACAGATAGGAGATCATTTAGAAGGCTTCGTAGCCACTCCTACGCCTCTAGATTTACAAAGGATGAGTTTTTTATCGCAAATGCGATATTATGTTCCATCTGCTTCTGTTAATGTGTCAGATCTTCAAGTTAAGGGCGATGATTACGAAGTATCTGAGATAAAGAACAGATGCTTTACGCCTGAACTAATCAGTGCGATTATAAAGGAATGGTTTCTACTAAAAGATACTGATGGAAGTTTTCTCTGTAGAGGAAAACGAACACTAGCATTCTGTGTGGATATAGAACACGCCGAATGTATTGCTTATCATTTCAATAGATTAGGAGTGCCTTTTGCTTGTTTAACAAGTGAAACACCTTTGAAAGAAAGAGCTAAGATATATAACGATTTTAGAGAAGGAACCTTGATAGGTATATCTTCTGTAAACGTTATCAGCATCGGTTTTGACGAACCCATGGCTGAAGTAGGGTTACTTTTGAGACCTACAGCATCAGAAGCGTTACATTTCCAGCAAATAGGGAGATTGATGCGTATAGCTGAAGGTAAAAGATTTGGTGTGATACTAGATCAAGCTGGCAACACTACAAGACTAGGCATACCAGAGGATATTCAAAACTATACATTACCAACATCCAAAGAAAAAACCGTTGGTGTTATGCCCACTAAAGTGTGTCCTCAGTGCGATCGCATTGTACCTAGATTCACTGTGGACTGCGCTTGTGGCCATCATTGGATAACTAAATTTGATATAGATGATAGTGGTATGATCGAACTACCGATCAATAAAACTATTCATGTGGAAACATTGAGGGATAGATTTAGAATTTATAGATTTGAAGGTTTTACCACTGGTGTTTCACCAGAGCACGTTGAAAAGAGATTTGCCAAGGAATATGGTATTTCTCCATTAGATGAATGGTTCCTTGGATCTACGGTTAACAGATCGGAGATGCTCAAAAAGGCTTATATACAGTATTTATTAGACTGTGCTAACAAAGAAAACAAAAGTGAGGATTGGGCGTTAAAACAATTAGAATTAGAATTTGGTAGTCTTAATGCCGCTTGATCGCTACCGAAAGTTTTATTTATGGTTCTAGTTAGGACAATCTTTTTATGAATTATCTTACACTTACATTACCGCCGTCTTGGGGCGCAGAAGAATCCTACGATGTAGGATCTAATTTCGAGTCGCAACTTGGCGACGGTTATATAAGCACGTCTTCTTCCGTAGAGCCTAGAGTTACGTGGACTATTCAAGCGATCGACACTAAAGACAATATAGAAAACGTATCCAATTTTCTATCTAGTAGAAGAGGAGTAGAATCTTTCTATTGGAGTCCTAATGTAGAAGTATTACCATTACAACTATACTTTTGTACGGAATGGTCTGTAACACCAATAGGATTTGATACCTTTAGTTTCTCAGCCACGTTTATAAAAGATATCGAATCACCTTGTAGCGATCTTTCTGATCTTATAGATATAACTAAAATAAAATCTGATGTTACGGCATCGAAAGTATTTATAGATAATGTATCCACAATAGACGTAAATAGTCTTATAACTAATAACGCTACACCAAAAGAAGGTAACACTTGGTTACATGTATTTTATACATTCGCTACAGAAGTTTATTTTGATTTTTTCAAAATACAAGTCATCGAACCTGATGGTATTAAAAAAGATGTCTTAATAAAAAGTGGTGCCGGTAGTAGTTCTGGCGGTTACTACGATTACTACGGAGGCTCATCTCCAAACCCATGGACCAATTTTAGCTACGCGTTTCAGAAAAAAGGTAAATATAAAATAAGATTTTTACATGAAAAGGATAGTGGTTTTAGTGTACAAAACGAAGTTGTTGCGATCGATAGTGTGGTCATTGGTAATGCTAACACTAGAGAAAATATAACCACCACGTATCTGAATCAAGATTTTGAAGGTGGTATTATCCCACCGGGATGGATAAACAATTGGTGGCAAATCACACAATCACCCGTTTATTCTGGTAGCAATGCCATCAAGTCATCACTGACGAGCAATGATAAAAATGCTACAGCTTCTCTAGAATTTGAATTTGAAGTATTTCCAGAAATTTCTTTCCAACCTCCGTTGTTGATCTCAAATAATAATTTAGTCACTAAGCAATGGCATCAGGGAGCTGGTATAGATGTACCTTGGCAAGGTGGAACGTTATACGACCAAATAAACATGTCGATGGCCTTCCTCAACGGGTATAAACTACTGGACGATCAAACGTGGTTAGATAGATCATTATCACTTGCTGAGGCTATAGAAACTTATTATTACAATGGTAATAGCACGTTACCTCATTGGTTAATAAACGTAAGATCTCCAATTGGATCTATACAAACTAATCAATTGTTCGAGATTTATTCACCTAACATTAGTGGCTACACAACTTTCCCGCCTTCTGTAACGACCTTAGCAGCTAACCAAGTTAATATAAGAGCCTCTTGGTTACCGATGTTGTGGGAACTTTATGATGAACTATATTCAATAACTCAGAATGTTATATGGCAAACAAGGTCTAGTAAAATAAAAACTGGATTTCAATCTATTATAAATTACTCACCTAATACTATTAACAGTGAGCTGTTCACATTTTCTATAATCAGACAAAATAATATCGTAACTAATCGTTATGGCGATCGCTATCTGATCTCCCAAAATTTATGGGGATTGGTTGGTACGAACACTAGTCAATTATTAGCAGCGATCGACAACTTAGCTAAAGCTCAGATAAAATATGCAGAAGTTAACGAGGATTTTGGTCCTTTCGCATTTAGAATATCTCCAATTGATTCTGAGTGGCACTTGAACACCGCAGCAAGCGGTAGTATTCCCAGTGACGCTTTTATTACTAATGTAAATTCGATGATAGAAGAATCGGATTTAGGTTTCTCTCAAGCTCAATTTGGTTTTTGGTTAGCAAAAGCTCTTTATTACTCAAACACCAAATTTGACGTTTTACAAAAAATGTTAATGGACTGGTTAAATTGGATAGATGGAACATGGTGTTCCATAGAACCAGATTTTCCCCCAGTACGATTTTCAGAGAATAATCTCCCTTATCCAGGTAACGACCCTGCTACGCAAGCATTAATAGGAGAATCCGCTTTGTGGGCCAATCTTAATGGGGAAGACCCCGGCACAACTTTTAGATTGATTTTAAGAACATACGAATATTTACAGAAACAGTTCGATGTTAATTTGTCTAGTGTTATGTACGGTAGCTGGTCTAAAGATAATGAGATTTATATTGGAGAACCATTAAAAGATTATAGTTCTAAAACTCATAGTTGTGTTATCAATTTTTTAACACAGTTGGCATTTTATAAAGCTCAATTAACATATCCTAGTTGTACTGAGTCGATAAGAACACCTTTACGACAACAAATAACGAGCTCTTGTTGTGGTAGTCCTACTATAGAATGTGGTATATATGGGTATAATGCACCTATACCAGATCAGAATGGATATTTTAGTAATTGCATCATGATGATATACATGGATATTGTAGATCTATCCTAATTCGGTTAACTAGGAGTTTTTATGCCTTTCACATCAGTCTTATATGATGTATATTTTGAGGTTGCATACGGATTTAACAATGTTTTTTACATTGATACATTCAATTGGGACTATTTGAACGAAGATGGTTTTACTCGTAGTTCTGTTTACAGTGTCGAAAACGGTAGACAAAACAACAACATTTACGAAGGAAATGTACAAATAACAAGATCTTTTTTACCTCCTACACATACACCTTTATTCGACCCAAGGGAAGGAAGAGGTATATCAATACACCATCAATTAGGCTCCGTAGGATATTATCTAAACGCTCCCGGTAATACCAACGGCTTAACACCAACAAATACAACGTTGAATGAATATTATGCAATTAGTACGGCCGCTTTTAATTATCCCATCGTCTCTGTTAATTCTCCTAAACTCTACATTGGTGTAAGAAGATCTGGATCTCCCAAGTGGTTCTACATTCCAGCTATATATACTAGTAAAAAATCTGACTCATATTTTAGATTCAGGGATGGAACTATACCGTATAAAACGGCTGTGTATGTATCAGGAGGTAATGGGTTAGTTGATTTCGATCCTATGAGAATACAAGGAATTCCTGAAAGAAGACCGTCTCGAGAAAACAGAGTGTTACAATTACATGTATCGTATATGCCAGATAATGTTTATTATCTTTTCTCTTCAAATGATAACACTAATCAAATGTTCAGCTTTCTCAACAATTATGAAACTGGCAAACTTTGGATAGCTCATAAGTCGTATGGAATCTATTAGTTTTTATTTTAATATCTACAAAAACGAGATCTACGCCTGTAGATTACTTCTCCAACTTCGTAAATTTTATCCGAATTCAGAAATCGTAATAATATGTGATGGAGAAGCAAACCTTTATTCCATCAATAATATACGTGACTATCACGATCGCATGTTCCCTGATTCTCCTCCTTTTGTACTAATAAAAGGCGATCGCTTAAAAAATGTAGGACCAGAATTTACACAACGTAATTTCAAATGTGTACTTAATAATACAACTAGCGATCTTGTTATCAAATTAGATCCCGATTCTTATATGTGGCGATCTTTTAGTTACATCCCAGAAGGTGATTGGATAGGTCATGTAAAACTCTTAGCTATACCATATCTTTCTAGACGATTCGATTTCATCTCTGGTGGTTGTTTCGGTATGAAAAGAAATGTGATCAAAGAGATATACAATAGTGAGTTATTATTAAGTGACGAATATCACACGCCAGAAAGTTTCTACGATAGATATACAAGACACAGGAAATTTGCCGACCCTGTATGTGACGAATCTATATACAGAGAAAATCTAGTATTAGATGATGTGGCTAATAGACTAGGCGTAACACCTGTTCAATGGGATGAAGTATATTGTACACAACATGGAGAACAACTACAAAATCCCGATGATCTAAAGTATGCTGTAACACACCCTGTAAGGTACATATTTTGACTACCTTTTAGAAACAAAAACGTTGTCATGATATAGTTACCTTAGCTATATAAACTAAAGAAATGCCTACCAGGAACATATCAGTTTTAGACGGTAATACCAATCCGGCTATACTCCTTTCAGAAGATAAAGGGTTATCTGGTTCGGTGCCTATATACACACCTCATTCTTATGATGAAGTTCTTGCAGACATGGGTAACCATGGTGTAACGAAACTCTACCTAACAGGCACTATATCTATCAGTGGTAATAATACGATAATAAACGCGCCTGGTAGTGGTAACTATATAAAAGTATTAAACTTAGAACTTCAAAATGAAAGCGCTGTAGAAACATTAGCGATCGTCCGAAGTGGTACATCCACAAATGTTAGACGAGTATTATTGTCAGCAAAAGGTACAGTTGGTTTTAGAGATCGCGTTGAGTATCATCCACATGCTTCTTTAGATCTTGCAGCGAATACAGCTCTTGTTATTAATCTCAATGGTGCAAATACAATTGGTTACAACATAACATATGTAACAAGGACGGTGTGATGTACACTACTATTTATTTACATGGTTCTCTACGAAAGAAATATGGTAAAGAATTTAGATGTGTAGCGCATAGCACCAAAGATTGTGTTAGATTTCTAGAAGTTAATTTCAAAGACTTCAGACAATTCATCCTAGATGAAACAGGAAAAGGTACATTCTTCAAAGTCAGACACGGAAATTATGAAATAGGAGAAGATGAACTATCAGATCCTATAGTAAAAGATAAAAGTGTTCATATTACAGCTTTGCCTAGTGGTGCTGGTAAAGTAGGAAAAATAATTCTTGGTACAGCTCTTATTGCTGGAGGATTGATATTCTCTGGGGGTTTATTAGGTCTGAGCGCTGTTCAATTAATCGTTACAGGTTCTTTGTTACTTGTATCCGGCTTAATGGGACTAAAACCTAAAAATGATGCTGACAAAGAGAACGAAAAATCTTTTATATTTTCCGGTGTTTCTAATACAGCAGAAATAGGACAGCGTATATATGTAGTATATGGCGTTATGCTAGCACCATCTATGGTACTATCTGCCACAGTGCGATCGTACATCACAGCTACCAATGTAGGCGGATCGTGATGAAATTTGATGAGTTTTGGGGTGAAGGAGGATGTCTTAGTGGTGATACTCTTATACAGACACCATTAGGATTAATACCCATACAAGATATAAAAACAGGTGATGAAGTATTTTGTTTCTCTCCAGAAAATAGAATCTCGATCAGAAAAGTATTATCCACAAGTGTTCATAATAACCAACAAGTATTTAGATATACCTATTGGGGTGGTTATGTAATAGCAACTCCAAATCATGCGTTCTATACAGAACGTAATTCTTTCAAAGAAATTGGTAAATGGAATATAGACGAATTCTTTATTGACAAATATTTAGAATACAGACCGTTATTAAAAATCGAAGAATTAGAAAATACTACTGTATACAATTTTGTTGTAGACGATTATCACACGTATCTTGTAGGTGAACATGGAATATTCTCTAGCAACGGTGGCGGTGGTAAATCCAAAAATCGTACTATTGATCCTGACACAGCGATCAGTTCTGCAAGAGCTGTAGTTGTAGAAGCCCTATCAGAAGGTCCAATAGAAGGACTATTAGAAGGCGATCGTTCCATCTACTTGGATAGAACCCCTGTAGGTAATGCTGACGGTACTAAGAACGTTACAGGATTCAAATGGGATAGTAGAAACGGTACAGGTTCACAACGACTATTAGATGCTACGATCAAAGAGGGGCTTACATCTGAAACTGGTGTTAACACAGAAGTAAAATTTAACGTACCTGTTTCAAGAACTTTCACCGTTACTGATGTAAGTTTCGTAAGAGTTAGACTAGCATTTCAGGTACAACAATATGAAGAAGATGGAGATGTAGTTTCTAGCCGAATGGCGTTTAGGATACAATTAACCGATATTGGTGGTGTTGCAACAGTTCATTCTGAAGATCGCTTAGTAAAATTCTCTAGTCCAACAGAATTTGAGTATAATATACCGATCGCTTATACCAATTCTGCCCGTCCTATCACTATAAGAGTTGAAAAGTTGGTAGAAGAACCAACACCTAATAGTAACTTACAGAATACTATTCAATTTGTAAGTTACACCACTGTCGTAAATGATACCAAGATAAATTATGCTCATACGGCTGTAGTGAGTGCTGAATTTGACGCAGAGCAGTTCTCTAGTGAACCACAAAGAGGGTATAAAATTGGTGGTAGAACTGTAGCCATTCCTAGCAACGCTGTAGTAAACGACACAGATCGCGGCTTGGACTTCAGTGGGATATGGGATGGTACTCTTTATGAACCGCCCATAGCGACATCTGATCCGGTGTGGCAGTTATATGACATTCTAACTAATAGTCGTTATGGTTTAGGTAAACAAATAGATTCTTGTCAAGTATCCTCGTATGATCTATATGACATATCTAGATATAATAATGAGTTTGTAACTAATGGTTTTGGTGGAACAGAACGTAGATTTAGATGTAATACAGTACTACAACAAGGGGAAGCTGCACATAAAGTATTAGAAGGATTTCTAAGTGCTTGTAATTCTCATTATTATTGGGATGGTACATGCTTAAAATTCTGGCAGGATAAACCTAGTGATGTTATTCAACAATTTACTAATGCTGATGTAGAAAACGGTATGTTCAGTTACTCATCAACTGATATACAAACAAGATATTCAGTCGCTTATGTAACATGGAATGATCCAGATGATTATTATAGACAAACAGTAGAATCAGTAGAAGTACAAGATGCACTTAAAAAATTTGGTTACAGAGAAACTGATTTTGCTGCTTATGGATGTACTTCTAGAGGCCAAGCTTATAGACAAGGACGTTATCAAGTTTATTCTAATTTTTTAGAAACAGAAACAGTGTCCTTCAAGTGTAGATTGATCGCGGTATTTATAAGACCTGGTGATATTATAAATATTGTAGATTGGAAGCGATCTAAAAAACGTCATGGTGGTCTAATAACATCAGCTACAACCACTACAGTAGAGTTAGATCAAGAAATAATATTACCAAACGCATCAGGCTATTCTATAACCTGTACCATGCCTGACTTAACAATAGAAACTAGAACGATCAGTAATGGAGCAGGTTCTACAGATACAATACAAGTATCAACTCCTTTTACTACAGCTCCCCTACAAGAATCTAATTGGTTCGTAGACGTTATAACTACTAAAAAATATAGAGTACAAATAATAAAAGTCGATGTAGAAGATACTGGACTAATAGAGATCTTAGCCACTGAATATCGAGAAGACAAATTCAATATAATCGAAAATGGATGGGAATTAGAATCCACAGAAAAAGAAGAAGAAATCCCTGTCATACCCCCACCACCTGTTAATCTGGGTGTCGGTTTTGTAGAACAAAGCGCTAATGTATTCAAACTAATAGGACGATGGAGTAGACCTTCAACAGGCGGATCATTTATAAGTTCTTATCAAGTTCAATGGAAACGAGGTGCTACTGGTTCCTGGTCACCTATTTTGTCAGTATCCACTAATGAACTAATAGTAGAAAATTTATTATCAGGTACATACTATATACGTGTAGCAAGTGTTCTACTGAATGGTGGTATAAGTCAATATGTAGAATCATCCCCCGCGATCGCAGGTGCTACACAAAATCTATATCTATCTTTTAACAGACGTTTAGGTATAATCGCAGCATGACACAATTCAAACAGTCTTTAATAAGCTTAGATCAATCTAGTGACGTTTATATATACATATTGAGGGATTTTAATCCTGATAATCCATTCGATGTATTTCGCTTCTCTAATCAACAAGTGTCTTGGGGTGGTAGCATAAGTCTAATCCCTGTTACACATAAGACAATAGAAATTACATCTACTGGCCCTGTACCAAGATTAGAAATCAATGTTGGCGATCCTAATGGTGTTATATCAAATTTAATTGACTCTGTAGATGGACTAGAAGGTTCTTCTCTAAAAATAATAAGAACAAAATTTAGATTCACAGATGGTGGATCTACACCAGATTCTACTGCAAAGTTACAAGAAATAGATTACATAATAAGTAGAGTAATATCTTATGAACCTTGGATGCAAATAACATTTGAGGGCTCATCGCCATTAGAATTCGGTCAAGCTACTTTACCTAGTAGATATGCACTGCGATCTTGTGTGTGGGAATATAGAGGCCCTGAGTGTGGATATACAGGAACAAATATGTTCACGTTAGCAGATCAAGCTACAGCAGATCCCACAAAAGACGAATGCGGTAAATCAATAAGATCTTGTAAGTTACGTTTTGGTAACAATCTTTTATTGCCAACAAGCGCCTTTCCTACACTATCTAGGAGATAATCTCCATACAGAATGTAAACGTCCTGTATGCCATCTAGGACCGCTCCATAGGTCAACACGGCTGAAAGTACCCGATTCTAACGTGTGTAATATAGTAGCATAACGATCGCTTGTAGCCGATTCTACAATTACACCACTATGATTGGCTACACGACTACCGAACGATCGCATTAGTACGATATCCCCTTTTTTAGGGGTTTCAGTATTAACTTGTGTCAGCCCTGGATGATTTAGTAATAGATTGTAATACATTCCATCCTTACTACTTTTACTAGCTTCTTTATACCAATCATCGCCCAACGGTCTTGGATAATCAGTTATATCAAAATTAAAAAACATTTTATAATACGCTCTTATGAGCCAAGCACAATCAGCTCTAGCCCAAGAAAATGGTACATTTAATAAGTAGTCTAAAGTGCCATAATTATCAGGTTCTCTTAGTGGATAAGGGTGAATATAGTCAGCATCAAACATATCCCACATATCAAATGTAGTGTGATACATAATATAGGGTATCTGATGAGATCTAGATTGTTCGATGTCTCTTAATGACAAATACCCAGGTGTGTATTCTGTATTGTGAGAGTGATAGATCGCTATAATATCGTCTTCATAGCGATCAAATGATTCTTGTTCTGGTATAAAAGAATCGTTTGGTTTTTCAGATATATTAGTAACAGGAATAACAGATAAATCTTTCAATACGAAACCGCAACGTTCATTATTAACGTCGATCATACAATCCCGAACGATCGCTTCTTTTACGCGATCATTCAATATATCGCTAGGTTTCATTAGTTTGTACGAGTATATAAACCCATCTAGAGGATCTCCTATTCCACGATTTTATTAGTTTTGTTTTGAATTGTGAGTTTCTAAATTTTCTAATTTCTAAACCGCGTTTCTAGTAAAATAATACAACGATTGAAATGGATATTGAATATTGGCGGTTAATGTTTCATCTGCCGCCCAAGACCAGAACCCGATCAAATTGTTACTAGCGTCCGTTAGAACAGCAAATCTGAATGTTAAATTGCCTGTAGGCGTCAAGGTAACATCATTGAAAGTAACGCGATGATGATTAGATCCTGAGTTCCAAGCTGATGCCGAAACGACCAACGATAGCCCTCCAGCAGGATAACCACTACCAGACAACTCGTTTGCGATCGCCGTGCTTGTGGCTGTATAGTTGGCGGCACTTGTACACAGTCTTATCTTACCGCCAGCACTGGCGGCGGTAGCGCCATTAAATAATAGATTAGCCTGTCTAGCAAGACCTGCTTGAAAATGTGTAAATCCAGTTGGTTGAGCCATTTTTATTTTTTTCGACTAATCCTATACTACTATATGTTTAGAATTTTGTAAAAGCTAATATTTATAGTGAAATAGCTATTGAGTGGGCAATTGTCCTGTTGGTGGTGTGAACGTGTCAGTATATCTAGCAACGCCTTTAGTACCTCTGAAATCATCAAACCATGCGCCCCCAGAAGCGATGTTAGTATCAGGCATTACTAAAAATGGACTATTATTAATATTCCAATTTCTACTATTCGAGGCAGATCCTAAACTGACACCATTTTGGAATATTCTCATTGTGGTACCTTGTCTGGTTAAGGCGATGTGCGCCCATGTATCAACACCAACAGGCGTCCAACTGAGTTCAACATCCCAAGAAACGTTCTCTAGAACAACACCAATTCTTCGACCAGAGAAGAGTCTACTACCAAAGGCAAAAAAGTTGCCCGTTTTACCAGTACAAAATCTAAATTCAGACGCAAGAGTTCCGCTATACCTAAACCAAAATTCTATGGTGAAATCTCCTGTACCCCAATCGAAAGCGGCATCATAAGGCGTTTCAATTCTACCTCCAGTTATAGATCCATTACCATACTTAAATTGAGAGGTAGTGATTATAGGAGTACCACTAGAGATTGTTACGGTTCTATTAGCTGGTCCAGAGTCTACAAATGTCGTACTACCATCAGTACCATTACCAAACAATAACAAGGAAACATTACTATAGAAAGGATCTGGAACAAAACCTTCTCCCAATTCTAGATTGGCGCTAGATTCGTTACCAGTATTTAGATCAAACACAAGGTCTGTTAGAACAGAAACAACAGCACTAGATTCATTACCGCCATTCAGATAATATACAACACCTGAAGGTTCACCCAGTACGATGTTAGCGCTCGATTCTACACCTGTATTCAATTCATAGGGTGATGTGGTACCTTCTCCCAATGACAGTACACTACCAGATTCAGATCCAGAGAATAATAAGAAATAGCCTGGAGTAACAACTACAGCACCACTTTCGTCACCAGCAATGAGGACATATGTCTGTACAACTACTTCACCGGTTATTAAAGAAGCTCCGTTTTCGTTACCAGTAAAGAGTGTATAAGGTTCAAGTATACCGTTCTCTAATCTTAAATTACCTGAACTTTCTACACCAGTGTTTAGTGAATATGGATCTACTAATCCTAAAAAGGCACCAGATTGAGATCCATTGTATAATAAATAAATAGACGGTACTTCTAAAATTAAGTCAGCAGAAGATTCTGAACCTGCCTCCATTCTATATGGAATGACCGTAGGTATCCATCCAGGACGGAATACCTCACTAAAAGTAGCTGAAAATTCCCATACATTTAATGCAGTCCATCTCCAACTCCAATTGCTACATACAAAAAGACCGCAGTAATCGTCATTATACGGACGAAATACAAACGGTTTACCTCTATTAGATAATAAAAAATCGTTTATTTCATTTCTATCTCTTAAAACACCTTGTAAACTAAATGTTTTTCTTACATCATTTACTAAGTTAGTTCTAGATCTACCAATGACACCATTAGTACCGTATTCTATTAAAGAGTTTTTGGTCTCTACTTTAACAGAATTTTCATACCATAATACTAATTGTATTTCTGGAAATACTTGAGGCATAATTAGTTAAGCTACATAATTCTAACTTAACTAACTCTGCCTCAAGTGTATCAAGCTAATTGCTATTCAACCACAATCTGATTGGCAAAATCGATCGCTTTTACTAAATGATGCCAAGTAGCGATCGCTTCTTCTGGTGATTCCACAATCGTTGTTACGTTCACTACTTTCTCGATATCATCATGAAAAATAGAAAAATATGCCACCAATTCAAAATATACCAACGGGAGAATATAAGGCAAATCATCAACTGAAGAATTATCGTAAATCAATACACAAATATCACACTCTCTTTCTGGAACAGGCTTGCGAACCTCATAAACCTTTGTGTCAGGAAAAAGTGCGTTATTAATTGTTCTACGATACTGTGGATTTAATTCAAACCCAGCGATACGAAAAGATTCAAAAGCTGAGTTTAATTCTGAAATCATCGGTTAATATGCTCCTTTACAAGCGGGTCGAATTCATACAACACAGCGAACACCGTATAAACAAGGTAACTAGACACTTTGAAGATCGCCATAGTTATCGCTACAATAGCAGTGGCCAGTGCCATGCAAGCTATCAGATAAAATGCTATCGCTAATAAAATATTGTTATCCATTTCAATCAGCGTCCATTGGTTTATTATTTTCGTATATTGTTTCAAAAAGTTCGTTCATAAAATCAAAAGCTAATTTTACAAAACGTCTAGCATCAAACACTTTTTGAACAGACTGGGGAAACACTCTAGCTAACGTCTTAAGAATAAAAGTCGCTAACCAACGCGATCTACCAGCAAAATTCTGTGAAGACCCTTTACCTTCTACGCCAAGAATTATAGCAGAACAGAGAATGATGACTGCCCCTATAATCCCTCTTAACAACCAGTTTGCACTATCGTCGGTGACCTTAGTTTCCTTTTCCATATATGTTCTTAGGATCTCTTGAAAAATCAATCCCTGCTGACATATAGAAATCATATATCTCAGTAGGGGTGAATGTCAAGAAATTCATTTTGACACTAGGTAAGTGTCCTCTAGCGATCAACACAGGATCCACAATCTCAATAATTTTCCTATAGAAGACAAGCGATCTTCTAACATGGAAGACTCTAGAAGTGGTTCTGTAAGTTCCTAAACGTTTACCTATCCCGTAGCTGTCAACGATACTGAAAGGTATAACAGAGCGAATTTCTGGTAACGTATCATACCAGTCCATTAAAACTTTGGGAACCTTCATATTCCAAGGTTTATTATCCTCTCTAGGATTCTTTATAACTAAAGAATCTTGATATGATATCCAATACTCCTGACCGGTTAAAGATAGATAGAGAGGATAATAAACACAAAGAGCTTGTAATCCCCAGTACATAGGAGACAACAATCCTGTAGGATCAAAAGGTCGTCTTCTATAAAATTGGTAAAGATCTTCGTCTAAATGTATACTTAGACGACGTGCTCTTGAATCAAGTATATTATCAATCTTTTGGTTCAAACCAGTGTTGTAATTCTCTCCTGGTTTACGACCACCTTTATTTTTTTTGTTTAACACAAGCGTTCCTTCAACCTCGTATTACGTTTATTAACATAATTGTTTCTAACGGCTTTTTTAATAGCCTCTTCCTCGCCCACTAGAACGATGAGTTTCTTCGCCCTAGTCCATCCAGTATACAACAAATTGCGTATCAACATAATGTGATGAGATGTGGTTACAGGTATGACCACGACAGGAAACTCAGATCCTTGTGAACTGTGAATAGATATCGCATAAGCTAACTGCATATCACCACGTTCGTTATCATCAATAACAACCAATCGTCCTTCTTCAGGATTGGAAATGTCAGGAAATTTACAAGTCATCTCGTTTTCGGTAGTATCTATATATTCGATAGTGCCGATCTCACCATTGAAAATTGATTTATCGTAATTATTAGATCGCTGAATAATGCGATCGCCTGATCTAAAACCTTTAAGTTCTTTCCCATTAGGATTCCAAAGATTTTGGATACGTTTGTTTAATTCTTGTGTGCCATATTCTCCTTTGTGCATAGGAGACAAAACCTGTATATCATCTTTTTTCCAATTCAATTCAGGTAATTTTACATCCAATAACCATTGGATTGCGACAGGTATTGTCTCTTTAGGACACTTGATAAACAACGAATCACTATATGGAACGGTGGTACTTCGTCCTATTGATTCTAACTCGGGAATTTTACCAGCGTTGATACTTAGCGCACCATCAATTATCTTACTATCAGCGGATTGTCTAAACACCTCAGTCAATCTGATAACAGGAACCGCTTTAGAGTTTATAAGATCCCGAAGAACGTTACCAGCACCGACAGAAGGTAATTGATCAACATCACCAATAAGAACGACATTGGCGTATCGTGGTACAGATTCCATTAACGAATGAAACAATTTAATATCCACCATAGAAGCTTCGTCTAACAGCAAGACATCAAGTTCTAAAGGATTGTCTCTATTATGAACAAAATTACTACCGTTCCATCCTAAAAGTCTATGAATTGTAGTAGCATCAATACCTGTTACTTCCTTAATTCGCATCGCTGCTTTAGCGGCCAAGGCACAAGCTTTAATTCGTAGTCCGCGACTGTGGAAGTATTGAATGATCGCGTTAGAGGTGTGCGTCTTACCTGATCCAGGACCACCTGTAAGGATCATAAAATTACAAGATGCTGCCGTTCTAATTGCTTGTCGTTGAGCTTTAGCAAGAGGTCTATTAGGGTCTTCAAATCTATCGATCCAAAGATCGATATCTACGGGAGGATCTCTGAATTCACCTACCATTTGTCTTATAAAATCGGCTGTTTCCGCTTCGGCTAAATACATAGGCCAACGATAAACAGCATCATCTTCAACATGTAACTGTTGACTATGACGAACGCTAGCTTTATTAAGATCTTTTATGACCTTCTGTATATCCTCTGGTTTTGGACTATAACCAGGTAGACGGATAAGATCGCATACTTTACTACAAAGCTCATCCATCATTAAAAAACAATGGCCTCCCCTTTGAGAAGCTTGTCTTAACTCTTCGTGTATACCTGCACTTAAACGAATAAAAGAATCGTTTTCTATTCCAAGTCCTCTGGCTAACTCATCAGATCGTTTGAAACCAAAACCTCTTACAGAAGAAGAAAGAATATAAGGATTAGATTTTATTTCATGGATAGAATTATCTCCATACTGGTTATAGATGTTTTTCGCGTATCCAGCAGACACTCCAATACTATGTAGGAATTGGATAAGAAGTCGCATTCCTTTTTTCTTACCATGATCTTCAAGAATTTTTTTCAAACTCTTTGGTCCAATTCCCTTAACCTCTATAAGGCGATCTGGTTCGTTGTCTAGAATATCAAATACGTCTTCACCAAAATGATCGTATAAAGCAATACCTTTACTACCACCTAAACCTTTAACACTCTGTAAGTAAGCGATCGCAGCTTCTCTAGAAGTGGGTTCAGGTAGTGTATAACTAGAAAACTTAAACTGTCTACCATATTTTTTATGTTCTATCCAATCTCCTATTAGACGAACAGGGCTATCTACTATAGGGTCTGGCATCGTACCTACAGCGATGAAATCCTCAAAATTATTTGGATCTCCGACCTTCAAGATCGCGTATCCATTTTCATCGTTATAAAATATTACGGAGTATATAACTACGTCAAAGGTGTTCACTATGCTTTCCTTTTTCAAAGTGTTATTTAAGTTTTCAAAGCGAGGATCACTATATTTAGCGATCCTCGCTTGCGCGATCTATCCCGTTAGTTAGAATGGGATGTCGTCGTAACTTTTGGGTTCTTCATCTGCTTTAGGAGCAGCAGACTTAGTGGGTTCAATTAGACTCACCGTATCTTGAGAACCAGAGATCATGGCACCAATCTTTTGTACAGTTTGTACAAGAATAGGACTGACGTTTTCTGGTACACCATTAACGATAAAATCTACGTCCATGAGATGCTGAACTTCTTTACTACCGATCTTCCCAGGTTGTAAGTTGGCTACGTTATTATTCTGTAGATTCACAATAAATTCAGGGAATGTCGTGGTCACACTATTACCATTCATATCAACATATTTGACATGATGTTTTGACATTCTTAAACAAAGAGAACCGTTCTGAGCCTTCATGCGATAGAATACCAGGTTTTTCTCTAAACGGGATTGTAGAGCTTTAGTTCGACTAGAAACGATTCCCAAATCTGCGATGGTAATATTCCATGAAACGAATTCTTTACCATCATAAGGAAGCTTTTTAGGATCACCGATGTCAGTTACCAAATAATCACCAACCGGTAACATTCTCATATCATAGAATTTACCACCCCCTTTAGGGACAGTGGACATGTAGTCACAAATGTTACCATCTTCTAAAGCTGCTGCAAGTAGAGCTTCGGAGACTTTCACCTCTCTATCTAAAATGAGAGGGATATAGAGCAGTTCTTGATTTCCTTTTACCTTTGGATCACGAAGCTTAGCTGTAACGCTAAGAATCACATTATCATTATCATCTTTAAGAACCTTCCCTTCAGAATTGGTTCGCGGAGTAACATCTACTGGGCCACGAAGGCTGCCAACGACAAGTCTACTTTCGCTTAGAGAAGCTTTATAAAGTGTTCGTCCTACACGTAAAACAAATTGGTCTTCATCAGTCTTATAAAAACACGGTCCATACAAACGATCAATAATCCCGTTTTCCATGTGATAGGAAAGCACTTCGGGATCGCTTTCGTCAGAATCACCAAGACGATCGCCTTCAATAGCATTTAGAAAAATTTCTACATTTTCTACAGAATTAAACACATCTGGCATATCCTTTTCGGTAATGCCGTATTGATCCTTTAAGCACTTTACATGAGTTTTTAGATCGGCCAAGGTAATGTTGTTCCATCCGTTCTGATGATGGTCAACTTCCATGTCCGATACAAAACGAAACGTGGATAGATCAAAGTTCATATTTTGTTCCTTTCCCATTGAGGGAGTTTTTTGGATGATTTTTAGACTAGCGTGTATTCCTTCAGCTTGGGCTTTAAGAACCACACCAATCAGTATAATACAGATATCCAATATTGTGTAGTATCTTATGACTAGACTAACCCTTAGAATGTTGAGAAAGAGGGAACAGGATCGTTTGGCTCCTAAGAAACTACCTATAGCAGAGATAGCTTGTGTTGTGGGAGTGCATCCAAGTACCTGGTATAACTGGGAGCGATCGCACTTTAAGGATCCTGGTTTTAAGGCTGGACAGAAGATCATAGAGATCCTTAACTGTACAGCACAGGAACTATACGAAGCGATCGACCCTACAGAAAAATACACCAAGGATTTTGAATACAACGGAGAGACTTATATTCGATGTACTCTATTAGTACAGTTGCCCGTATTTGAGCTAATAGAGGCATGGACAGCCTATGTAGAGTACATTGGTACCTACACTAATAAGGAGATCGAACCTAGACGTAAAGGTAAAGGAGTAGAGCTTGCTGTAGCACAGGCCGCAGCTCTATCTACAGAGTTTGGAGACTTTTACGAACACTTCGTTAAAGATCGCTGATTAAGGTAGCGATCGTCCCTCCTTCTCTATCGATTTAAGCTATAGTTTTGATCAAGCGTTCCGTTAGGAGCGTTTTGTTTCTGTACCTATTGAAAGAGGATTCCATGAATAAATTACTAATTGACGAATATCCAATGATGGTATTGCCTTCTCTATCCAACAAGATTGGATTAGAAGCGGCGATCGTACTACAGCAGATCAACTACTGGTTACGACTCAACCAAGAAGCAGAACGTACTGACACGTTCAAAGACGGGCATTGGTGGATACTTAACACGATTGAGGAATGGCAAGCTAAACAGTTTACATGGTGGTCGGTATCCACTGTTAAACGGATCCTATCAAGTCTAGAAAATATGGGTCTTGTCATCAGTGGAAGGTTAAACAAGAATTCATACGACCATACAAAAGCTTACACAATCAACTACACCGCAGTTGAGAGACTATCTCTACTGGATATCTCATGTGTAACTAAGACTAGAACAGAGATCATAGAAGCCGTAAAAAATTTTTGCTTCGGTGAATCCAATTTGACCCAATCGATTGGGTCAGATAGAGATCATCGATCAGGTCAAATTGACCCAATCGAAGAGGTCAGTCTGAAACCTTCGGAAGGACCAGTCTGGTCCGATCTTCTATATTCTAAAAAGACTAAAGAGAATATATATACTGAAGACGCCCCTGACGGGGCATTATCCACATCTGATAGCGATCCTTCTTTATCCACGAATGTTGAACGATCTTCGTCTACTGAGATCACATCAGTGGATCTTCTGATGAAACAGATGGTGGATCTTTATAATGAAACTCCCCCTTGTTGGAGCAATGTAAGGATCCTTGACGACGATCGTAAGAAGAAATTGCGATCGTTTATAAAAAAACATGGTGATGACGCGATCAAGATATGGACAAATGCGATCTCCTTCATTAAGATAGATCCATGGTGGAGTAGTCCAGTAGACCCTAGAACTAACACTCCCAAGAAACACGCATTTGAAACCCTTTTTACAAAATCCCATCTAATTGAGTTCAATGATAAATACTTAGCTAGTAACTCCTGTACTGGCGACTCTTCTGAAGATGGTGAGAAGATGGATCCGCGTCTGGTGAGAATGCTTGACGATATTGATTTAATGGATCCAAATGAACTTGGTTACAAAATGATCACTTTAGTAAACAGGTATGTTAAAAACTTCTCTACGAATAGCAACGAAGAAAGCTGTAATACGTTTAGGCAATTGGATCACCATGAATTACATCCCTTTGTTCAAAACAAAACTGGTGTTACGCTATATCAGGAGTTAAGTAGTAACGATAGACCTCGTTACGCTAAATTCTTGATCAAACTATTGTTCAAAAAGGAAATTATTTAACGTGCAGAAACCCTTCTTGTTTGACCATTTGAGGACATTTTTGACTGCTATTGGATATACAGACGGTGAAGAAGTGAGGTTGCGATCGTTCTTACCGAAGACCTACGATGATACAAAACCACGCAACCTGATCTTTACGATGCCTCAATATCCGGTTATGACTTTAACCAAGTGGATAGATGAAGGTCGTAAAATCTATGTGGTTGTTCACCCTGGTGGAGATGGAGATAAGGACATTACTGCTTGTAGAACGATATTCTACGAACATGACTATATAGATGAGTCTACTCTTGAGAAGATGAAAATGCTTCTCCCTGAGGTAGAATTTCCCATTAAACCAATGGAGGAAAAGGAGAAAAAACAGAAGTGGATATTCCCTAAAGACGCTCAGAAATCCTTCTGGTTAGCGTTAGGACTACCTGAACCTACCGTTCAGATAGATACGGGTTCCAAATCTATTCACAACTATTGGACTCTATCAGAACCCTTAGAAGAATCCCAATGGAGGGCTTTACAAGAGGATTTGATCGCGTTATCAAGTGCGGATCCAGTTAATAAGAATCCATCTAGGATTATGGCCTTAGCTGGCATGTTGAATGTAACAACTGGTGAACACGCTCGAATTGTAGGAGGTACTGGAAAACCTCATGATTACAATAACTTGCGATCGCTAATTCCTGTCAGTGAGGTTCGCAAAGGTATTTCTTATGGAGAATTTTGTAAATCTTTTAAGTTTCCGATAAACGATAGTGTACCGTTAATCATTTGTCTGTCTATAGAAAATCAGACTAAGATTAAAGAGGGTAGCGATGACTATAGAAACAATGGCGCGTTTTCGCTAGCTTGCGATCTTATAGCAGCATCATATTTTTTAGAATCTGAAAACCAACGGTATAGTGGCGATCCTTATGATTTATTTGTGGAATACTGTGAGAAGTGTTCTGACGGTGGCGGTTGGGGGTCTTCTGAATGGGATACTGTGTGGCGATCTGCTGAGAAGAAAGATCGCAATACTACATTAGAACCAAAGAATATTATTAATCGTATTAAAACGTGGGTGTGGGAGAACGTTCCTAATAAGGATGTATTGAACATCGGTGGAATAGTAAGGAGTTTTGGAGAAAACCAAGTTCATATAAATTTAGAAGATATACCGGAAAATGCTACTGATGAACAGAAGCTTATTTTAGGTATAGCTAACTATATAACTTTACGAGATTCTGGTAATACCTTTAAGTTCATCCCTTATCGTCGTAAGCTGATGGATGGGGAAATAACAGGAACCCGTCTGTCTTTAGACGAACTAGAGGTTTTAGCAAAACAATTACAAAGGGTTAAAGCTAACGATCTATTACATACCAGCGAATTTCTCGCTGATGTATATGATGAAATCGATCGCAGATCTAAAGAAGACAGTTTCCATGGTTTGATAACTGGATACCATGAAATCGATAATAATACGCAAGGTTTCCAACGTACCGATCTTATTGCGGTGGCAGGTAGACCCGGTTTAGGTAAAACGACCTTCGTCCTTAATATTGCGAAAAATATATGCGTTAGAAATAATGTTCCTCTAGCTTTCTTTAGTCTAGAGATGTCTAGAACCCAACTAGCTTACAAACTTTTGTCTAATGAGACTCAGATTAATTTTTCGTCTCTTAGATCAGGGAGATTAGAATCCGATCAATGGGAAAAATTGCAAGAGGGTATTATTAAAGTTTCAGAAATGAAATTTTATATAGATGACACTCCTTACATAACCATAGCTGAGGTATTGGCCAAATCACGTAAACTTAATAGAGAAGTTGGCGGGTTAGGTGCGATCGTCATAGATTATCTACAATTAATGATACAAGGTGACGATCCTACGCGAGAAATTGGTAAAATAACAACACAACTAAAAGGACTCGCCCGAGAACTAAACGTCCCTATATTTATTTTATCTCAGTTAAATCGTGGCGTAGAAAGTCGTACTAACAAACGACCATCGAATAGTGATTTACGTCAGTCAGGACGTATTGAAGAGGATTGCGACATGATCATAATGTTATATAGGGAAGATTATTATAATTCTTCCACTCCTGATAAAGGAAAGACGGAAGTTTTGATCACTAAGCATCGTAATGGTCCTACAGGTATGTTTGAACTGATGTTTACACCAGAAACATCTTTATTTGAAAATCTCCCTGGATCTTTTGTTGTTAAACCTAAAACCAAATCAGAATCTCAAAAAACTGAAGACGACAAAATACAAGAAATAAACTTTTAATAACCATGTTAAAACCAATACCTAACTACGGAATTAACGATCCGTATCAGAATTCTTCTAATGAACCATCATCTATTCCATCAAAGGACGATCGCTTCCCTGGATTGCGATATGTGGAAGCTCGTGAGGGAGCTAAGAAAAAGGATCCTGATAGTAAACCTCGCATAGTATCGGATGATACGGAATTTAATATTTTTGATGTTCCTGATACTACGTTTATCAGGGAATCTGAGGTTAAACTTTTTGATGTACAACCGTTCTCAGATTACACCAGAGGCGTAGTTCTTCTAGATCTGGAATGGGTTGGTCCAGATGGAGGATCTGCTACAGGTACAAAAGATGATATTATCGTAGCGATCGGTGTCCGATACAGAGGTAAGTCTTATCTAGCCTGTAATAAAGACAAAACAGAAAAAGAATTACTACAATGGTTTTTTGCTAGAATAGAAAGTTTTCCACAAGTTCATACGATCGCTGGTTATGCGATCTATGGGTTCTATAAGAACTCTGAAGAGGTCATGGTTGATCTAGCCATGATATATCATCGTTGTTTGTTACATGGCCTAGAATGTCCTTGGAAGCCATCAGAGAGTAAATATAATACCTATCGATGGCAAAATGCGATCGTCTTTGGAAAACCCTTAGAAGTACCAGCGTGGGATTGCGATCTTTATGAACTTATCGATATTTATCCGCAGATTGTTTTATACGATTCTTTAGTTCGTAAATTAGAAAACTATCGTCTCAAAGATAGTGTTATTGGATTTGGTTTGAGAAAAGATCGTCGTATAGAAATAGGCGATAAAATTCATGAATATTGGAGTAAAGGAGATGTAGACACTATTAAAACTTATCTAGATTATGACTTAGAAGACACAGAGCTTCTATGGAATTTTCTAACGCCACAAAATTATTTTATGAAAGCTTACATGTCATGGACGTTACAGAGGATAACCACTACAGGTACAGGATCATGGTGGAATTCGTTCATGATCGATCGCACTAAAATGAAACCCAAGAAAACGCAGACGTGTTCTTACCAAGGCGCTTTAACATTCTACATGAGTGGAATACATAGATCTTTGATGAAGTGTGATTTCTCAGGTCTGTATCCTAGCATTATGCTTACATGGTTAGTATGTTCTCACAAAGACAGTGATTACATAGCATTGAAGACTTTATTCTTTTTACTCAAATATAGGAAGTCAATTAAGAAGACGCCTGAATGGATACGTTTCGATGGAGGCGATCGTTCTCCCGAATGTTTAGATGCTGATGGTCGTCAGAATACGGCAAAGAGGTCAGCTAACTCATTGTATGGGCTATGGAATACTAAAGGATTGAATTTTAATGATCCTTACGCTGGTGCTGCTGTATGTGCTTATGGTAGGCAATTATCTCGCTATATGATCAATTGGTTATACGAGAATAAAAATCTCGACACAAGAGGTTGCGATACTGATGCTGCTATGGCCTGTTTAATAAATCCAGAAGAATATGGTATTCATGGATTTGAAAAAGGTATAAATAACTACACAGAAGAAGAGATTTTAGATAATCTCACGAAGATGGATGTGTTTTTCAAGCAGACGGTATCGGAACTCAATAGCACCATGCCAGGGTATACTGCTGTAGATTACGAAGACTTGATACCGTTTATGTGGGTTCCACCTAATATAAAGGATAAAGATGCTGGTAAAACTTTAGCTGACAAACTTAACAGTGTAGAGTGTTACGAAAATGTTACACCAGATCAGTTGGACCCTGGATTATCCAAGAACTATATCTATGCTGTAGCAAAACGGGATAAAGATGGTAAGTTGACAGGTAAATTTACATTAAAGTCTAAAGGTAAATTTAAGAAGAGAGATAAAAATTGGATACAAAAGGATTTTGTTATTGATCTAATCACCAAACTGTTTTATGATGGTGAACATGCGGCTAAGGAGTTTGCCTTAGATGTTAGGGCTCAGATAGCCTCCGGTACATTACCTTTGGAAAAACTACAAAAAACTGTACTTGTTGCATCCAACTGGAAACAGTTTGTAGAATGGGGATTTCCAGTAGGTAGTAGACCATGTATACATTACACTTGGAGAGGAGAAACAACTGGTAAAAAGAGGATAAAAAAAGTTTTTGTTGCTACTGACAATATTAGCGAATTCTATGCTCCTGAGTATTACCTGGATCAATTCGATACGGTACTAGCTGAAACCCCGGTAAAATTATGACACCACTAACAAGACGCAAGAAAATTTCAAATTATATTACCGCTGTATTACAAGAAGTTCGATACCGAAAGTTACTGAACGATTTCAGTCCTGTTGAACAGATGGTTTCTTTATTTTTATTTGGAGAGACGGACGTGACGCGATCTGATCTACAAAAAGCTCTTGTAGATCGCAATAGGATTATTCTCGAAAATGGTGATAGAACCCTAGTCAGTTTCTATAAGATCACCACCGTGGAAAATCTTACAACAACAGGGTTGAACGATGATGAAATTGACGCTCTTGAATTTTTCTCATGGTTAGAAGATCGCTTTGACATTGTTCGGCGTTCGGAGATGTATTTTTAATGGAAATAAACTACGATGTTTTGAACAAAAGAATCTCTGATATAAAACAAAAAGATCAATGTCTTCGCGATTCAAGAATTAAAGCTTATAAAACTCTTGCGCGTTTACACACCTTTTTAGAAAGAGAACGATCTGCATTCAGTGAAAACGAAAATAAGATATTAATATGTCTTGTCAACATGGGGCTGGATGGTGAACTGTCTAGGAACAATGTTTGCCATTTTGTCGAGACGGTTTCTCTTAATATGAGAATGTTGTCGAACTCTGATATGGCAGAACAAAACGGAGAATGCGTCGTTTTTACCAATGTAAGAGCGATCGAACAGATCTTGAATAACACTCGTGTAGGTTAAAAAATGAAAAAAAGGAAAAGTCTTTTCTCTCCCGCTGTAGGAGGGAAATCCAGTGTCACTAAATATCCTGTGGACGATTATCGATATTACCGATATATCGTAGAACCTTTTGTGCATTCAGGACCAGTGACAGTCGATCGCCTTTTGAAATTCGATAAAACTATTGGATCTCAATTTGCGGTCGTAGCGGACGCTGATCCTACGATTGTTGCTATTTGGCGGGTATGGCAAGATCCCGTGAAACGCCAAAATTGCGATCGATTTATAAAACATTATTCTGATCGCGTAGTCGAATTTGCTCAATCTGGCGTTACTAGAGAGACACTAAAAGATCGCATTAAACTCGTTAATTTTTTCGACGAGCTGAAATATAATTTTGAGAATCCTTATAGTGTTACTTTTGAACATTTAGCAGCCGTAAGTCTCGTACTAAGAAAGTTAGTTTTTGGTGGTGTTGTTAGATGTAACACGTTGGGTAAATTAAATGTAGCGGTTAGTTACGATAAATTGATCGCTTTCCCCAACTGGCAACATAAATGGATTGATTTAGATCCGCTGTGTGAAGTTAAGATCGAATCTGATTACAAGAACTGTTTTACTACAGATTTTGAATTCAGTGATAGTAGTTCGATTGACTGGAGTCAGACTTTAGTCTTTATAGACCCACCTTATTATTTACCTTACGAACCTGGTACAAAGCGTAAAGGTGTAGGTGCTATGACTCCTGCTTATCCCGGTCATAATGTTTCGGGTGAATACACTTATAATTTAGCTTTTGATAGCGTGAAGTTGGCATTAGAACGTGGTGCTAAAAGAGTTGTACACACTAATTATTGGTGTAGAGACATGCAACAAGCTATGGAATATCTTTCTCACAGATATAATGTACCACTCCATACCACATTGATCGGTACATTAATTGGTATGAATCATTCTAGAACGAATGTAACTAATAGGGTAGAAACAGCTTGGGAGTTTGGAGGCGATCGCATGTTTCAACCAAAAAAGATTCCTCTATGAGTAAAGATACTGTCTACGAAAAACGAGTTGGGTCAGCATTCTACAGAATCAAACAACAGAGGATTAAAGTAGGTAGTATATCAGAACTGTTGTCGTATACCGGAGCAGAGAAACTAGCTCCTGTTCCAGAGATCTTTTTTAGCACTAGTAATAGCCCTAGTGTTAAGGAATTGTTGTCCGAAATAAACCATTATATCAAGACTCAAAATGACTAAAAAATTACCAGCGCATGTAGCCGTTACAGGTCGTGTAAAAGATTGGTTGAAAAATCCTGAAAGCCGACTACCCGTGTCTTGTACTGTATTCCATGTCAAAGACTCCATGGAAGGTAAAGACGGTATAGAAGATTCTTGGATCTTCACATCAAGGGCCTTAAGGAACGCCGCTGGTGTGGCGATCGATCTGAGCGATATACGTCCTTCTGGTACATCTAACGGTAAGGGTTTAGTAGCTTCTGGACCTTGTTCTTTTGCTGCTGTTTACTCCGGACTAAACGAACTTCTTCGTAGAGGTGGAACTTTCCGCAACGGAGCAATCACTCTTTACTTAAATTATGATCATCCAGATATTGAACAATATTTGGATCTAAGTTTAGATATTATTCCTTGGGCAAAAAGAGCTGTATATGTCGATGAGAATCTGATGCAGTCTCCTCACATCGACAAGATTGTTAAACGAGTTAGAGATGGTTCTATTTGGTTAGCCAAAAAATCATACGATCGCCAAGGTCGTCGTTTATACTCTAACGTATGTATGGAGATTCTTCTGTTATCTAGAGGGACCTGTTTACTGTCTCATGGCAATTTAGGATCTGTTACTGTATCAGAAATTCCTCAGATGTTTGAGGAAGGTATGCAGTTTCTATGTGAACTTCATTCTAAGACAGGAGTGGGTGATTCTGGTATATATCTTACTCCTGAAGAAGATCGTCAAGTAGGATTCGGTGTTATTGGTTTATCCAACCTACTAGCACTAGAAAATGTTAAATACGCTGACTTTGTAGATGCTCTAGAAAAAGTTTTGGGTTATGGTAAGGAAACACCTTCTGAACCTGCCTATGCGATCGCTTGTGCGTTACTAGAAGGTTATTCTAGAGCCGCGATCGTGGCCAGGGCACACAACATGGAAAGAGCTTTTACCATCGCTCCTACGGCCACCTGTAGCTATAAGTATCGCGATCGTGATGGTTATACTACTGCCCCAGAGATCAGTCCTGTAAATTGTCACCCCATATCGAAAACTCTTGTTAGAGAGTCAGAAACAATGCCAGATGTTACCTACGAATATCATCCCAATTGTGAAACAACCACAGATGTTTCTTGGGATGTTCAGTATAGGCTAATGAAAGCTTGGCAGATGTTGATGAACACAACCGGGTTGGCTCATGCGATCTCATTTAATATTTGGGATAAAGCTAACCTAGATAAAGAATTCATTCAAGACTGGTTAAAGTCACCCCTTCTAACCACTTACTACTCCTTGAAAACTCAACAATTCGCCCTTGATAAATCTCAAATCGCTTTAGCAGGAGAATCCTGTGGATTAACTCCTGATATGTGTACATCCTGTTCTGAATAATCGAGGTTATTATGACCATTACCAGTTTTTACGATTCTCAACTGAATAAAAAAGCGTCTTGGAGTGTTGTCAAAGGCACTGCCGGACCCATTTTATCGGGAGCTGAAAATGCGATCGCTAGGGCTTTGGAATTACGCATTCTAGAGTTGGAAGTAGAAGCGTTTCTAAGAGATGGATCCATCAGGGAAGTTAATAAATTAACTGATGACATGAAACGTATTATCTTTTCCAACATGGAGGATGAACGAAAGCATGATGAAGCCCTGAATCATGCTGCTAGTGTTTATAAATTAGCATCTCCTGACGATACTAAAGATGCACAGGCGATCGCCCAAGAATGGATTAATCACCCTGATCATCCTATTCTTAAAACTGCGGTGTTAGAACGTAGTGTATTTTTCGTTCTTTTACCAATGTTCAGATTTCTCACCTCTGGTTGTCTAAAGGCTACCAGCCAAGATATTAGTAATGACGAAAACGTTCATGCTGCCGCTCATACTCAGATGGCGATCGACTTAGGCTTGACAGTATCACCAAGTTTGAATAAACTGAGGAAAGATACTGTAGAATGGGTTGTAGAACATTTGGACGCCGATGGTAAGTGGGGGAATCCTGATTTATGGAGGCGATCTTCAGATATGCTGTTTAGCAGAGGAATAGCTCCCGAGCTAGCTCAAACGTCAAGCTATTCTATGCCTGCATTTTTTGAGAAAGACAACCGTAACTTACCATCTTACGGTTAAATAACGTTCATAAAAAAGGAGATCTTTTATAATGCCTAATCGTGAAATCGAACTAAAGTTTCCTGTGTCTAACAAATTTGTCCACGATTTCGTTAAAGGACATTCGGATACAGCTCCTACGATGCAAAAAAATCATTATTTTTCTAGCGATCAACCTAAGGTTTCTTTAAGGGCTCGCGCAACGCTTTATGTACGCTCTATCTCAGAGTACGATATTGATTGGGGTCCAGAAGCTTGGGTAGATGTTCATACTGGTATTAGTTATGTTGAGGATTATTTAGATATAGAATTGATCGGTAAGAAAGGTGCTGATCCTATTAACGGAACAGATCGCATTGAATATTCTTATTTAATGAGCGATGACGTAGGATCTATTGAAGACTTAGACAAACTGGTTGTAGACATTCTAGGACATTCTGTGTTTGCCAATTGGGCTAGGATTCGATATCACGTACAAAAATACTCCGATGTGTTAAAACACGAATTTCCTGTTTATCTAGACATTAACTCTGGTTATGGTCCCATCTTAGAAATTGAAGGACTATCTGAAGAAGATATCCTCTCTTTTGCTAAAGACTCGTTTGGTCTTACTTATTACTTGACTTCTGAGAATTTGAAAGATTTTACGAGTGAATATGTTAGGAATTGGTCTTACTACTACGAATCGTTTCTAGATGATAAGCGAGAAATACTTGAAGCTCGTCTATCCTTAGATAAAGAATTGCTAGAAAATAATCTCAATAACTATGGTGAATAGCGTGAATATCGAGCAACAGTACTTACAAGCTTTGCGCGATCTAAAAAACCATGGTCAGAAAAAACTTTTGTTTAATTCTGAACTTGGTAAAGAGGATCCTAACAAGTATATTTTGTCTTTAGTAGGACGAGTTTTTCATCACCGAACCGATGATGGTTTCCCTTTGTACACTTCTAAGTTTGTTTACTGGAAAGGTGCTATTGCTGAAATGCTTTGGTTCCTTTCTGGTAATAGCGATCTAAGTGTACTAAATGAAATGAATGTACACATCTGGGACGATTGGGGTGGTGATAAACAAGATACAAAGCTCAAATTGCACTACACCAATATTACCAATTGGAGAGGTACAGACTTAGATCAAACCGAATGGATTTTAGAGAATTTACCTAAGAAGCCATACCGTAAAAGTTATATCGTCACTTATTTGGATCCCGAAACCACTTATCAAATGGCTGATATAACTGACCAAAAATCCGTCGATATCGTAGCGTGTCATTATTCACATCATGTTTTATGTCAGAGTCCTAATCAACTCACCCTGACAGTATCTATTAGATCGCAAGATATGTTTCTAGGGAATCCTTTTAACGTAGCCCAATATGCTGCACTACTAGAAATGTATTGTCTGTGTCTATCTAATAGAACAGGCGAAAAATGGACCTCTGACCAACTGGTTGTCAATTGTACAGGTGATTATCATATCTACAGCGATCAATTTGATCAGATTGATGAACAATTGAACAATGAAATATATCTGTTTCCTACTTTATTTATTGTCAATCGAGGACAAACGTCATTAAGAGACTTTGTTCTGTCAGATTTCAACGTGTCTGATTACAACCATTCAGGTAAAATCCCTGCTAAAGTATATTTGGCTGGAGGATATTAAATGAAGGTGTTGTTATCTGTTTCTCCCAACTGGGGAATAGGCACTGTTGACGGAAATCTGCTTTATAAGAACTCTATGGATATGCAGATATTCAAAGGGTTGACTCAAAAATGCGATATTATAGCAGGTCGTAAAACCGCAGAGACCATGATCGGAGGTCTAAAAAATCGTAGATGTTTCGCTATAGCACAAAATCATATACACGGATGGACTTCTGTAACGTATGAATACGCAAAAGATGTGTATCCAGAGGCTTGGGTTATTGGAGGGGCGTTTACCGTAGATTCGTTATTACCTTATATAACAGAGTTTTGGATCTCATTTTTTCAAGACAAACCTGATGTTCCAGACAATAAACAGATCATACATTTATCTGATAAAACAGTTGATGTTATCAATAAATGTAGAAGATTTGTTCTTTTTGAAAACCAACAATTTGTTTTTGAACGTTTAATTGTAATTTGAAATATGAGCGGTTCATCTTCTAGAAACAAAGGTAGTGCAGCAGAACGATCGCTAAGAGGATTCTTCTCAGATCATTTAGGCTGGTATCTACAAAAGAATGGATCTCAGTCTAATTTAGGAGGTTATGATTGCACATTATTAGACGTACCTAATGGCCGTTTAATGGTACCTTTTGCTTTAGAGTTTAAGCATCATAAGACTCCTAACGTACAAACTTGGTGGAAACAGACAGTAGATCAAGCTCAAAAGACTAACTTGATACCCGTATTGTTTCACAGAGGAGACAACCAACCATGGAAAATTGTAATACCCTCTTATCTTCAAACAGGTCGTAAACGTGAGGTAGACCCTTTGGATTGGAATTGGTTAGTAACACTGGAATCTAAAGATCGCCCCTACGGATTGACTTGTTCTTTACTTTTTGTGGAGTTATGTAGAGAAAATGCCATAAACTATACAAATTAATTCAATCGTGTTAAGATCATATCAGTTAGCAAGGAGAATCCTATATGACTAATGTTATCCCTCTAGAACTCATTGATCGCACCCCATTGGTGAATGTAAACTACAGCGGTAGTCCGCTAAAACTGTCATCTGAAGCCTTGAGGAACATGTACGATCTAGGTTTATTGACTGCTAGACCGTATGCTATTCTTGCGATCCTTTTTGATGGCGTAGGAAAAGATGAAGAAGAGGCATTTGACATCGAGGACTTTATCGATCGCTGGGAAGGAACAGAAAACGATAAAGGTAAATCGAAACGATTGAAAACTGATGATATTATCGTGGCACTCAATAAGTTGCAATCGCTAGGTTACGGTAAGGTGAAATTGGTGCCTCATGTGAAACTAGACATCGATTCTATTCTGTAGTAGAATAAGAATCGCGGTAGGTTGAAAGGTATGTATTAACCCGTGGCTGGTCTAGACTTATCTCTAGATCAGCTTTTTCTCAGATCGCTTGAGGTTTACCATATAACCAACCTTGACCATATATGACACCATTATCGATTAACCATGAAGCGTCTTCTTCCTTTTCTATACCTTCTGCTATTATTTCCATGTTCATAGCTTTTGCCAACGTTATCACAGTTTTAACAACTGATTGATTGGTTATATCTTTACTAACACCATCTATAAAGGAACGATCTATTTTTATATAGTTAGCAGAAGACGTTTTTAGTGAACTCATATTACTTTCTCCTGTGCCAAAGTCATCTAGTAATATGTCATGTCCTAATAATCGCAATCTAGATAATTTTGGAACAATAGGTTCTTCAAGAGCATATCGTTCAGTTATTTCCAACTGTAGACGACTTCTGTTTATATTGTACTTATCTATAATATGATTGAACTGACACTCGAACATAGCCGTACATACTGTAAGAGGAGACAAATTGATGGCTATGTGTAGATGCTTTTTAAGATCATCATTAGACCATTTTTCTAGAATAATACAAGCTTCTTCTATTACCATGTTACAGAAACTTACCATCAGTCCTGTAGTTTCTAGAACAGGTATGAAATCATTTGGATACCTAATGCGATCGCCGTCTAACCATCTTACCAAAGCCTCATAACCTACTATCGTCTTATTGTTTATATTAACTATAGGTTGAAGATAAAGACTAAATTGTTTGTCTATTAAAGCTTTCTCTACATCGTTCATTAACTTTTGACTGTCAGCGTTTAACATTATTCTTTTTATAAGTTCCAAGGTTATTATAAATTCAGACGAATTTACTTGTCGTATATCGAGATTATATTCTCCCTTTTCAGTGTAATATTTTCTACTTCTATAAATATTTTTATTCTTTATGAAATCGTTGTATATATCGTGTACACTATCAGAATCTATCTCAATATTAGAGTAAACACATTTTATAATGTTTTTGTTTACTCTATATAAACCAAAAGGTTTATCTATAGTGCTTATAATCGTCTTATAGTCTTTTATGTTTTTATAGAGCGAAAATAATATGACGATCGCAAATAATATTAAAGACCCTTCTATACTAATCAGCAACGGCATTTGTTCTTAACCTACAATCCATTAATGGGAGTTTTAACCAACTACTCACTGATTTTGTGCCTATTGCTAACCATTGTGCAGAAGGGTCTGATTTTCCTCTAACACTATGGTGACGTATATATACTCGCCAAGTCTTTTCTGGTTTATCGTCAAGTAGTACAAAATGCAACCCTGGCAGTAAATACAAAGATCCAATAGTTACAGGCTGTGGTATTATACCTAGCGCGGGTCTTCTTTTACATTCTGGTAATATTTGAGACGGACACCAACCTTTACTATTCTCTGGTGGTATGATTGAATAAGATATCCAATTTTCTTCTCTACTTAGCCATCTATATCCAGTGTAAAAAGAAATCAGAAATTCACTACGTCTTTCTTTAAAACCATAACTAAGGCGCATAGAAAGATCTCGTCTTATTAGACAAGGAGTGTATCCACTAGGAGGGTTCTTTATAGATACAAACTCCATGGCTATCATCTTAATATACCACCATTCTACATGGTATATAATTACATCGTATACACGCTAAGGTAATAGACAATGGACCTAAAAGATTTTAACGACCTTGCTGAGCCTATTATTATCGCAACGATCGGAGCTGCTATTACTACAGGATTTCCTTTTCTGATTAAAATCAAAAACAAGATCGATAAAGTCGAAGATCTTGTCTCTACTATTCTATTGGCCCTTAAAGATGGTCAACTCAGCGATCAAGAAAAGAAAGTAGCCAAAGAGAAACTTGATTCCCTTGTCAATGATGATAATGCTGTGTTATGATGCTATTGTTGCGGTGTATCGAGCCAAAAGATTAAGGTTTTCTCCTTTTCCCTGATCTTACGTCCTCGAAGCAACAGTATACCCTACACTGGATGGTAACGCTTCCCTTTCGTTATCATCCAGTTTTTTTATGAAAAGACTAATAACGATCGCTCTTTTAACACTAATATTTGCGATCTTCCCACATCAATCTGTTAAGGCACAAGAATCGTTTTTAAGATTAGATAACCACTGTGAAGGACAACTGTACTTTCACAAGACTGTTTGCAAAGAAGTTTACCAGGATTACATAATTTGGTACGTTCTCCAAGATAACACGCTAGTAGGTATTATTGTATTCGATGATGCTTATAGCCTAAATGTCATTGAATCAGGAGAAAACTCCTATGTCATATTCTCAAAGGAAACCAGTCAAATCATTACACAATCAGAAAACGGCTTCAGTACGATCGCACCCTATCGTGAAACATTTGAATATATTTTAAGTGCGATCGCGTCAGTACAATAATCCGTTCGGTCGTTTCTGTTCAGTTAATACTTGGAATACTGCGGCTCTGACCTTCTGAGAAAGATCTCTTGCTGCCTTATTATCTTTCTCAGGATTATTACCATCAGAGTTGATCGTGATGGGTACGGTAACAGACGTGCTACCCCCGCTAGGAGCCTTGATAGCAGGCGTACTAAACGAACCGCCTACGACACCCCCATTCTTAAAGTTAAGCACGTTCTCGTCCACGCCATAGCGCTTAGCGATCGCTTGTTGCTGTCTGTTCAATACCCATTCTCCAGGTGATACCACAGCTAACCTAGCTTTTGGGTTACCTTCGCGTTTTAATGCCTGTCCTATAGCTTCTGTAGAAGCTAACTTATCCAATGTTGACTGCGATCTTCCTATAACACCACCCTTTGCAAAATTCTCTATACCTAATCCGGTATTAGTTTTTATGACACCACCATCTTTGAAGAACATCCCTAGTATCGTGGATAACAATGACTGGAATACACCTCCTACACTAAAACCTCCTTTAGATACCGCTGTGCTACTAGAACCTGAAAATACACCCATTACAACAGAACCAAGTTGAGCCCCGCCGCGATCTGCTCCAGCTTCTATAGCACTTTGTATAGACTGAGCACCGTTTTCAAATGTAAGATCAAAACCACTTAAGTCAAATAAACCTTCAGAAATGGTACCTAAAGCGTTTGGTGTTTGTATGGATACAGCCGCTTGTTGTATTGCCTGAGCGCCTAATTGTAATGAAGATAAAACCATCTCACCACCTAATCTTAATGACGCTGAGGCTTGTTCTGCCCCTGTTGTTAACGTAACATCTTCTGTACTAGCACCGAATAAAGATTTTCCATATTCTGTTAGACTTGGATCTCGTATTTCACCAGTAGAAGGGAATAAGTAAGAACTATAATCCATTGCGCCTTGTAATAATGGGTTATATCTAGGTGTTTGCATTAGCACATTAGGATCTTCTTCGGGCGATCGCGATCTGCTAGTTCCAAAAAGCATTTCTATAATACCGTTACCAGTATCACTAGATATTCCAGCAGCACCACCGAATATACCTGCAAACAGATTATTGGTTAGCATTTCTGCCGCCAAGTTCATCAGATTATCTATTAAACCGTTGACAAAATCGTTAAAGGCTTCTCCTACTGTTTTGGTACCTTTCATAAGATCGCTGAATAGTCCTTGAACTGGACCTCTTACGTTCTTTATTACATCGGGTAACATTGAGGCTTCTTGCCTTATCTGATCCATTTTGATGTCGTTTATCTTTGATAAGGATTCGCTCATAGCTTTGAAACCCTCATCTGTGAGTTTCCCAGCGTTTTTTAGTTTTTCTAATTCTAATATGGCATTTTGATAATCTAAGCGTTGCATATCCAACAAGAATGGTAACCGCTCTTGTTTCATAGCTTCCGTTGGACTAGCACCAAATGCGCCTAGATAAACATCTTGTGCTCCCATTAAATCTGTTACTCCTCCAGGGCCAACAAGAGGATTTCTTGATTGTTCTATTTGATCGGCTCTAACTTGTAAAGCTTGTTCTAGCTCTAATGTTTGTAGTTTTAATTGGGCTGTCTCTTCTATTAATAAACGACCTCGTTCTCTAGTCTCGTCTGTTAGACCCTTACTACCTTCGTATAAATCAAATATTTGATTCTCTAAATCTTGTTGTATTTTAAGAGCTTCAATTTCATAAGACAGGTCTCTAGCGTTTCCTGCTTCCCCTGTTCTATTTAATAAAGGTGTAAGAGCTTCCACATTAGCAGCTCTTTGTTCTAACAAAAATGATGAATTGTTAAGTCTTAATTGTTCAGTATTTCTATTAATGTTGTCACCTAATATTTCTAATGCTAGGATTTGACGTTTAATAGATTCTGCTAATAGCTGGTCATAGCGATCTCTATCTAGTCCAGTATTTAACTGTTCTTTTAAGCCAAATTGATACTCTTTCTCTTTTTGTATTATATCAGCAGCATCAGCTTGTTTTTCTAACTCTTCTGCCAGCGCCTGCTCTCCATCATTTCTTAACAATTCAGCCTGTTGTCTTAAATTTTCACCAGTTAGTTCAGTTAACTGATTAATAAACTCCATATATCGTCTTTCTTCTTCCATCTTGTATTCTTCTGAAATTTTTAGTAAAGCCTCTCCTTCCATAGCGGTTAGATCAGCTAAGTTCTTTCTAAGAATATCTATAAGTGGTTGTTTCTGAGATATTATCTCTCTGAAACCCTCTTCAATTCGTCTTACATCTTCTTCTTTGGCTCCAGCCGCTATAAGTTGGTTGGGCATGGTTTCTAATAACTGTGTTACGGCATCTATGTCGTTTTGAGCATCTTCGATTTGTCGTTCTAGTTCTATACGACGATCTTCTATATCTCTAGATGCCATATCAAGATCATATTCAAGTTGAATTTCTGGCGTCATCCTGAATTCTGGTATACTTTGATACTTGCGATCTCTGTCTTGTCTTTCTTGTTGTAGCTTAGCATCTTCCGTCCCTCTCTTAGCAGTTATTCCTTCTCGATTAACTTCAGAAAACATACTATCTATTTGAGCGTCGAATCTTTCATCTGCTAACGTTTTCATTTGTTCAATCAATTTTATTTGATCGTTAGCGTTCTGTTGTAGCATGTTTACATACTTTTGATTTTCTGATAACAGTTGGTTAGAACTTTGTGTATAACTACTTACATCTAAAGTTGTAGCACTACTACTGGTTGTTGTCGGACGTGATCTATTGATATAGCCTGTTACATTACTGATAGCTTGGGTAGTATATTTATTATCTGGTCGTAATTCTTCTGCTCGTCTAAAATTGATCAATGCTGATTGATAGTCCTTTTTCTCAGTCAGAGCATAACCTTCGCGCATGAATCTTTCAAATTGCTCTTTCTCTGACATGAGTTCATTCATACCGATGCCGCTGTCACGGAGGAATTGTTCGGCTCTTTGACGGTGATCGCCTTGTCTGAATCTCGGCGCAGCGTTTCTTACGGTAGTTTGATTACTATCCTTACGATTCCAATAACTTTCTCCAGCTTGACCAGCTAATATTGCTGAATAGGCGTGTCGTATATCATGTTCACCAGGTCTGAAACCGCGATCTAGCAAATATCTTTCTATAGCAGGCATTTGTTGAGCTATACTTTGTTGGGTATTGGTTCCATATTTACGTTGGTTATCAGGACTGAATTGGATCAAACCCTTATATAAATTATTATCACCTCCTCGTATGTTAGGGTTGAAAGATCCTGCTGATTCCCAAGACATAAGAGCGGCAAATTCTCTTGGATCTAATCCTAAACGTTGAGCTGCGGCTATCATAGCTTGTGCCCCAGCAGGGTCGCTTTGAACTCTTTCTGCGGTTCTTACCGTGCCACCCATAGGTATTCTACCCGGACCCATACTAGCCACTCTAGAGGCCACTGGGGCGTAGTTTCTAAACATCTCTACCCCAGACTGTTGAGGCGTGCTCTGAGCTGTTCTAGAGGCCGGTTGTGATATAGGATTAATATTGACATTTACGCCCTGTAAGTTACGTGCAACTCCACCACCGGCGTTCATAGCTGCTAACCATTGCTGAGCGTCTACGAACTGACCATTAACTTTCACCTTCATATCGAGATGGTGTTGTATTACTTCTCCAACGAGCTGTCCCATCGATACATTGGTGCTCTCTCCTATGCCTATACCTAAGGCTTTTTTAACAGATTCTAATTCTAGATGATTAAATTGCAAATCAATAGGTATGCCTTTAGCGTCCTGAGTCGTTATTCTCACTTGGACAGCATTACCTCTATCACCCTTTTGTTCAGCTATGTCTATTACCCTAGCCGTACCAGAAAAAGGAGCTGCTACATCAGCACCTCTTCCTCCTCCTACTTTTGAATCCCAGTCTATACCAGCATGATATTCTTGTCGTCCATTTCGTGTTCTACCAGCCCTGAACGATTGTCCTTCAGTAGGTTTATAACTTACTAATGACTCTATAGATTGTCCCATCAATGGGGACGCTACGTTTCTACCATTTGTACCTTGACTACCAATAATACCTTGATCTATTTGAGGTATACTTAATGCAAATTGTTCATTTTGTCGAAGAGTATTGAATAATTGATTCATAACATCCATTTTCTGTTTTAAGAAATCAGATGTGCTTTTTAATTGTTCTCCTATGACATTGATAAATCTTTCTAATATGTTCATCATGCCACTGAAGTGATCGGTTCTCAATTTACCCATAGTACGAGTTATCGTATTACTGGCATTAGCAACCTTGCGATCGTTTTCAAATTCCTTAAAACTGTGAGCGATTTCTTCAGTTTGTTGACCCACCTCTATCAACATATCTTCCAGTTGACGACCTAGTTGATTGATCTGTCCTTGAAATCGTGCTTGAGAGGTTGTTAGTTGATTTTGAACATCGGCTATCGTAGCATTTATGTTTTCTATTCCTATTAATGTATCTAAACCTTGTATCAATATAGAATCTGCTTGAGCATCTTCTAGTTTAGTTCGCTCTAAAGTAAGACGTTCCGGACCTAGATTTTCTAGATTAGGGATTTTGTCCGCCAATTGTTGTAATATCGCTGCCATGTCTCTATCATTCGTTTGCGAGATTAACCCTTGCAATTCGATTTGATTAGCAGTTAAAACCGACATTAATTGCTGTTGATTTATAACTTCTGAGGTACCTTGAACTATTCCCGTATTCAATCCTGTATCCATACGGGATACTTCTGTAAGTCTCTGATTCGATTCTATTCCTGCAAAGAAACTTGCATCGATAGTACTAGCTCTCATCTTATCGGCTTCACTTCTGAGCCGATTAAATTTAATTATCGTATTATCAATAGCTTTATTAAACGCGTTCTGTTTTTCTTCTAATTGTTTTATACTATCAGTCAATTCTTTTGTGCCGTATTCATACACATCAGGAGCTACAACTCCCGCTTCATAGTCTTCTTTTAATGCCTCTAAAGCATCTTTTCTACGCTTTAGTTCATCATCTATAGATTTTCTAGCGATCGCCACTCCTTTTTGAGCTTCACTTCTACTTTCCAGTAGAGAGTCTTCTGTTTCAGCTAGTTTTTTTAATGTTTCTACATCATCGGGGTTAATTATTTTAACGAGTTGTTGTTCTCGTTGTACAGATTTTAATTTTTCTTCTATTTCGTTAAAATCTGCTATCAGAGATGTTTTATCCCCTGTAAGATATCGATCAGCGTTAGCTATTACTTCATCAGCGTTAGAAGATTGTATATCAATATTCTTACGAAGATCAGTCTGTTGTTTCTCTTTTAGTTTAGTGGACAAAGCGTTCATCGCTACAAATGGAGAGTCACTTACCCAATTTATGGCATTGTTTAACGGATTGTTACTCTGTCTACGTTCTTTAACATTTTTATTCAGAGATCCTATCAAACCTTCTTCTAAAAATGACCCAGCCCCTTCTCTTAATTTAACGTTTTCTAAACTATCAGCAGCTTTTTTAGCCGATCCTTCCACTTCGTTTAGTTTTTCTTTCATTAATTCAAGTTGTCTAGTGGAATCTTTGGTTATATCTCCTATCGTTCCAGAATTATCACCAAAATATCTAAGTCCGATACTTACAGCGGTTATAATTGTCTGTATTGCAGCAAACTGTAATAATAAAGATCTTATTGCTACTGTTAAACTCAAAAATGCTTTAGCCATCCCTTTTAAAGCAGTTATGGTTCCCTGAAGTGTTAAGGTTTTTATTTGTACACCTAAACTTGTAAATTGGAGTTTTACAACATCCAATACTTTCTTTACCCCTATAAAGGCGTCCAATATTTGTATGGCTACTACTGTGGCTATCGCACCTAAGAATGGTAATAGTTCAATTAGAGTTCTAACACCCGCTGTTAAGACATCGGTTTTTATTTTATCAAAAAACAAAAGTTCTTTACCTACACCGACTTGTAATTCATCGACGGCGTTATTAAGTCTATTGATAGATGCTGTGGCACTATTAGCTGCTGAAGCTACACCTATAGACGATTCTGCTGATAATTGTTGAGCAAACTTAGGTAAGAAATCTTCTGATAGAAGCTGTCCTTTTTCAACCATTTTTACTAGCTCTTGAGTAGTTACACCCATAGCTCTAGCTGCGGTCTGAAAAGCTCCTGGTAAAGCTTCGCCCAATTGCTGTCGCAATTCTTCCATAGAAATGACACCTTTAGCTGCCATCTGAGATATTGCTGTACCCACTCTCTCAGCAGATTGACTATCTAAACCGTATGCAGAAGAGGCAGCAGATATTCCAGCAAGGATTTGATCAGTAGCTACGCCTTCTAAAGATGTACCTTTCGTTGATGCCGATAATTGCAGGTACGCTTTTATACTTTGTTTAGCGCTTATACCCATAGCATCAGATTCTCTTCTGATTTGTTTTATTTTTTCTTGAGCAGCTCCAGCACTACCTTCTAAAAACCCTAGAGAGATTTCTGTGGATTGAAACGCTCTAGCGCTTGCCATGGCTGAATCAGCAAAATCTAACAACATGGGGCCTAATGTTGCCAAACTGAAGAATCCTGCAATACCTTTTACTACCGCTACAGCGGCATTTTCTAAAGATCCAAATTTCTCTGTAAGTGAATCAAATAGACCAGAAGATTTTTTCGTAGTGGTTTCTGTTTGATCTACACTATCTCTTATATCCTCAAATGGTTCTTCGTTATTTGAAAGATCAGACATTGCTACGCCAAACATTCTTGTTGCAGCACTGGCTTCATTCAACTTGCCGATAATTTCATCTAAGCTGTTAGCTATATTCTTTTCCCATTCTCCTGCATCGTCGTCTGCATTGAAGTTTGTCTCTCGAAATTCAGATAGTTTACCAGCAAGTCCCGATAATTTCTCTGAAGAACCGATCGCACCTTCTCCACTTACATTAGCCAAAGTCGATTGAGATTCTTTCAACAATCTCTCTAACTCACTAGATGCGTCTTCTAATTGCGATCTAGAGAAAGATATAATCTCTATAGAAGCTTCATTTACTTTATTAAGAGCGTCATTTGTTATAACATCTAACGATTCTAATAGTTTTGCTCCCAATTTCGATGCTTTGAATTCTCCCGAAGCCTTGTTAAAGCCTTCTATACACATCTGTGCTATGTATTCAAATTCTTTTGAAGGCGAAGAAATACCTAGTGTTTCTTTGGCGGCATATATCACGGCTTGAGCCAATTTTTCAGCTTTTTCTTTTACTTCGCCTGTGTCTTCTAGAGCCGACACAAGCCCCTCTGATATTGAATCAAATACCGCTTTAGAATCTTTTTTAGCCGTTTCCGCAAATTGACCCTCTCCAAATATACTATCGAAAGATCCTATAATCGTACTTCCAATATCTTTAGTATTGCTTGCAATATCTACGGCGTTTTTTACATTTATTAGTTTCGACCTTGTATCCATCATTTTGGATATAGGAGCCTTATCCGTGGAAGAAGTAGGATCAGAAGTTTCTCCTGACGCCATTTTCAGGGTTTCTCTTGACACAATTTGAGCCAAGAATTTTACCATGTAAGTTTTATAACTATTCGTTATTTCATATAGTTTTTCATTGGTTTCATCTATGAAAGATTCCTCCGCCTGGTTCATTAGACGCAGAGTTTTTATTCTTTTTTGTAGAGCTTCATACCACTTTGTTGTTAATCTAACACCAAGATCCCTAACACTTTCTGTAGGATTTTTTTCACCAGTTATTATATTTTTCCCTTCATTAACTACTTCAGGAGTGCTGTACATAGCAGCCATCGCGCCTTGTAGTGGCACATTGAGTGGTGACATCTGAGCTACGGTGTTACCTATTGTAAACCCCACCATATCTCCGGCAAAATTTTCTTTTATCTTACTGGATTTATTCTGTTGAATTCTTCTTGCATCTTCCAACACTTTTAATACAGCACTGATATCATTGACTTCGTTTGTTTCCATAGCTTCCAGTGTTGCAGAGAGATCCGTAGTCAATTTTCTCATCAACAAAGCTCCTCCAGCATCACCGACAAGAGCACCTACTGGTCCTAACGTACCTCCAGCGATACTTCCTAGAAGGCCCGTAGTGTTAACCGCAGCCTCGCCAATAAGATCTTGAACTGATTCCATGCCTAAAGCTTTTCTGAGTCCTCGTCCGGTGATTTGTGCAGTGGACAAGTTTTCTTCCCCTTGTAATCGTCCTAACACACCTGAGGCAAATTCTTGTCTGGCTAATCCAGCTTGCACAGTCTTGACAGGATCGAATCGTCCCTCTCTTGACATAGCAGCGGTAGCTTCGAGTAAAGCTTTGCGTATCTCTGACTTCTCTGGCAATTTACCCTGTGTCACGGCTTGTGTCAGCAAGCCCAACATCGGTTTACCCGCCTCACCACTGAAAGCTTCGTCAAACGTCAAACCAAACTCTTTTTTGTCTTTGACTATATCTTTTAAAGCAAGTATCTTTGACTCTAACGAATCAGTAATGTCTTCTATAACACTTTCCGATCGCCCGCTTCTTTCTAAACCTATAGCCAAACCCTCTTGAATCTGTTCTCCTATTCTTATAAACACTTTGGATGGCGAAGAAATATCAAGCTCATCTTCGGCACCCTCTGTAACGGCTTTACCTATAGATTTACCAACATTTTCGATATCAGATAATGCCTTATTTATGGGTGCCGTGAGCCCATCTACCACATCATTTCCAACCGTAGACATATCTACGTTTAAAGATTCCAGTAATTTTCTAGCCTCTTTTTCTTTTTTAGTTATTACACCTTTAGTAGTAGAAGCTTTTTTAGCTACGGGTTCTGGAATGGAATCTCCGTACTGGACCAGCATATTGTCTATAGTGTCTTTAGCTTTGGATGCTGATAATACGATACCTTTAGCTAAATCTATTTTTTCCTGAGGTACGGTACTGGTCTTTGCTAACTTACTTTGGTTTACAAATAAAGATCGAATTTGATCCAATGCTTTTTCAGGTGTAGGCGGAGGAATTGTGGTAGCCTTATAGGCGCTTGTAAGTTGTTCTAATGCCGTTTCTACCTTTGTTAAACGTCCTAATAGACTAGAAATCAGGTTACCTTCTTCTGTGATAGTGCGATCGCTAGCGGGAATGACTTTTAACAAATCTCGTAATTGACTCTCTAACGCGACAAAATCCGTGTTCATCTGTTTAACAAATGATTCTGGCACTGGTTGGACAGTCATTCGTTCTTTAGCAGCTCTTATACCCCCTTCTAGCTTTTGAACCATCTCTCTTATTTGTGGTAAATCTAAATTTTCTAAATCTCTTTGACCTGCAATCTTCAAATTACTTGGTACAGGTAACTCGGCTAGACCTTTTTTTACAACATCAACAAATTCCTCACCAATTTTCGCCCCTACTCCTACGAGTCCATCTCGTAATTCTGTAACAATCGGTTTACTTATAAATGGTATTTCAACGTTGTCTTTTGTTTCATCAGTTACATCCTCGTTTTCACTAACAGATCTAATACCGAATCTTGGATCTCTCACTATGTTAAGATTCTGTCGCGATCTTTGTATAAGTGTTTCTAGAAAATCGACTTTGGTGTTAGTATTCTCTGGTCTATATTGAAGTATACCTTCTTTGTCAAACTCTGTTTGAGGAGCCTTCTTAAGAGTTTTTGCTCTATCTACGATACTTTTTATTTTATCTTCTACTTCTGGTATAGCTGCTAATGATATATTACTAATACCAGATTTATTTACATATTCTATAAACTGTTCTATGTCAGACAGTTCTTTAGCTAGATTTATAGTATCTTTGTCGAGACCTTTTACTTCAACATACATTCTATCTAGCTGTTCTGCTAAAACATTAAACGATTTACTTTCATCTCCCACAGAAGCCAATACTTGCTGGCGAACAAGTTGTAAAGCTTCCATTGTAGCTTTAATAGCGGTTTTATGACTTTCTATAGCAGATTCTCTTTTTGGTACTAACTCTGTCAAGCCATATTCGTCTAATAAATCTTCATAAGCGTTAACAGCTTCAACAATCATGGATCGAAACTGTGAGGCTTCATCTTCACTGATATGACCTTGAGCTTCAAGATCATCAGGATTTCCTATCTCATCCATGAATTTTATGACACGATTATATTCATTCTTTATGACGTTTAATCGACTTTCTAAACCTGGATATTCTTTGAATTTTTTATCTAATTGACTTTCTACATCTATAAGATCGTCTATTATATCAGAATTAGTACTAGATATATTTTGTATTAAAGTCTGAGTTTGTTTGATGGCTTCATCAATCTTATCTTTACTTTCCATTTCTATAGGATCTAGTATTTGACGAAGTTCAGCAACATTTTCGTTTAGATAAGAACTTATATTATGATCTACAGCTCCTCTACCCTTTTGGCGAAAGGTAGGATCTTTCATAAGAGCCCCAAATTTTTTATTATTTATATTTGTTACAAAATCGTCTTTAGATGAAAATCTACCTTTACCACCCTCTCCTAAGGCCCCAACTATATTAGGTGTTCCTACACCTACATATTCTGAACTTACACCCATCATTTTTAATATTTGATAGGCTTCTTCAGCGATCGCACCACCACCAGATTCGCCTATTAATTTTATTTTTATCTCGGGATTTATTTGTACTGCTGATAATGCCTGAGCTGCCATCTCAATTGCATCATTAGAAAATCCAGATAAATATGGTAGTAACATACCTCCAAAGGCATCTAAATTTTCGGCATCCATATTGGTGTTGTCTACAGCTATAATCTTTTGACGTTCAGGATATGGTAAATCAATTTTTTCCTTACCTGACACTAATCGTCTAGCAGACTTACCTTCAGCACCCGCTATACCTCCGGTAACTATAAACAATTCTTCTGTGTTTTCGTCTATAGCTTTTATGGCATTTCCTCTTCTATTCTTTTTCCATGTAGACTCCTCATTTTTTGGATAATTAGGATCTGTTAGTTCAGCCACTCTTTGTTTTACTAAAGGTATAGCTCTCTCTCGTAATCCTACCTGTCTAAGATCCACTAAGATTTTATCTAATAATTTTAGCTCTGACATATCTAAAGAAAAGTTTTCTGAAAAAGCTGTTCCAGCTTCAGCAAATTCTTCTTTCATGTCGTTAAGCGCCTCTGCAGAACCGCTTATATCTATATTAGAAAATAAAGCGTTTATTCTATTTATAAGAGTTTGTTCTTTCAGTGATGCCGCGACACCATCACCAACTCTGAAACCTGCTAATTTTAGTCTTTCACCTAAAATATCTACTACATCACCGCCAAGAGTTTTTATAGCATCATTTCGGTTATAAACTTCCTTTATAACTGGAAAAAATCGTTTTCCTTTTTTGTTTCCAAATTCGTTAAGGTTTATGTCAAATGTACTTTCAAAGGATCTTACAAGTCCAGAACCTATTTCTTTACCGAAACCAGCACCAATCTCTTCATATAAACCTTCGACGATATCGGAAAAACTACCGCTTAGTCCTCCTGTTAACAAGTTCAGAATTTTTGAAAATCTTGAAGGCTCTAACGCATCACTCACACCTTCTGAAATTTGATCTGCTAACGTGTCTCCAAAACCAATTATACCTTGTTCTATTTTAGTAAATACGTTGTTGAGTTGATCTGTTAACGGTTTAAGACTATCTTTCGATAACTCTACCACTTGTTTAGGTATTCGATCCCCCATTATTCTGCTAAACGCATATTCTCCTAAAGAACTAAAAGCTCCCTCTAAGACCCCTTTTACTACGAATCCTAAGACGCCAAAAGTACGTCTAATTAACGTCGGTCTTATACCCTCTCTAACGCCTGACTCAACGTTTTCTGCTACAGCAGAACCCATTTCTGAAGTTAACTCTTCAACAGTTCCAGGAGCAAAAGTCGCTTCTAATATAGCATTAAACTTTCTAGCGTTTCGTTCTGAATATTGTATTTGGCGATCCGTTCTAGCTCTTGGTACCCAAAGTCCTTGACTTTCTCTTAATTTTGCTAGATCGTCCCTACTAACAAACTTACCTCTGTCCTGTCCAGTAGTCCATCTGTAGTTACCAGAACGTCTATCGTAAGCAACCTGTGGTATATCTTTTACGTCTTTTTGTTTTAAGTTTATACCTCCTTGTCTGACGACACCCTCCATCGTCAGATTCAGTTCTTTTATAGTATTAGAAAGATCAGAAAGTTCTACACCTAAATCTGCATTAGTTTTTTGAGAATTTATTTGAACTTCTCTTTTTAAGTTATCTAAACTAGTTTCATCTACAGCTATCTTTATATCTTTCGATTCTATGTTATCGAGTTTAGTATTCAACTCGTCTAAAAAACGATCGTCTACTTTTGGTGTTAACGGATTATCATCAAAATATTTGTTAACTTCTTTAAGGTGTTCACGCTTTCTCTCAATATGTTTATTTAATTCGGCTAAAGGTTTATGATCTACTGTTGGTTTTAATGTTTCTAGTTTAGTTTTACTTGTTATTCCTTTAAGATTTCCTTCTATATCCTTACCGGCCTGAGTTGCAAGTTTTTGAATATCGGCAAGCTGTTTTGTGAACTTGGTATCGTCAAGTCCTAACTCTAAAATTAAACTCCCAAGAGTTGTTGCCATTATAAAAAATGATATGTGTAACGATAAAGTGTTTGGTTCAATTAATCACACGAACCAAACACTTTATTAGCTCTAAAGATCCGTGGTGAATCTATCGTATGCTGTCTTATTGAGGTTTGACTTCAGGAACGACTTTAGGTTGTGGTTTTTTGACTTCTTTTCTCTTAAGGATAGAAGTAAAGTCTTCTCCAGCTAAAGCAGCTTTTACCGTTACAACGCACTTACCACCTTCTATTGATGTCGTAACAGATTCAACACCTTCTAAGGTTACACCAGCGTGTTTAACGATGTCGCCTTCTTCATCATGAGAAAGAACAAAACGGCTATAAGGATTATAAACTTCTGATCCCAGTTCCGCTTTGAAAACGACATAAGGAACGCCGTCAACGTCTTCTTTTTCAACACTTGTTACATTGTCAAGTACAGATTCTCCGTGACGAATCTGTTTACCGTCATCAGTATGGACAAGTTCAAATTTGCTTTGTAACAGATCAGCCATCTTTCATATACCTCTCGCGTATCTCAGGAATAGTTTGTAGGAAAGCGGCAACAGCAGGAGGTATTCGCTTATCCTTAAGCAACCGATAGACAATAGATCTCGTCTTACTACTAAATACAGTCTTCTCTGCGCCTTGTTTCATAAGATCAGGAAAAGGCACAATGTCTTCTGGCTTTATTTGTTTAGAGTCCTTACCTGCAAAACCATTAAATAGACCAGACCAACCGATCGCATGAGTTATGGATTTTACATTGATGTCTTGTCTATACGCCTCCTCATAGAATTTAAGCGTCTCAAATATCAACGCTGGATTCTCATCACCAAAATGTTCGTAATCTAGACGGGGGTCGGTACAACCGAGATATTGGAGTCTGAGATATATGTCTCCCCACTCGATAATAGCGATTCCCCCATTTCTTCTACAATCTCCTCATTTCCTTCAGGAAGAGCATTTTCATTAACCGCTTCCCCTGCCTCTACTTGATAGAACTGATAAAGTTGAGCGATAAGCTCTTCTCCAATAAGTTCAGAAGTATCATCAGTAGTCCAATCGGAAAAACCTACCTTGATCTGAGAAGTATCGCGATCGCACAAATAACCCACGCTCTTTACAGTCAATGGAATAGGCAGATCCTCAACCATTAACGTTTCAGAACCATAATTAGCATAGTCTCGTACTTTGACAATGTAATCGTCGAATCGTACTAGATCTCCTGATCCAATAGGATTTGTCAAAGGTTCTACAGACAGCTTACGTGACCCTGCTTCAGCGTTTTTAGTCAAGATGACAGGAATAGCCGCTCTATATTTCAACATATAGGTAGCGGCCCTGATAGATAGGGTACGAGTATCTTCTTGAAGTCGGAACATTACCTCTAGAGTCTCATCGTCCAGAGCGTCCATAAAGGTTTCACCTGTATCGATCTGAACCTCGCCTTGTTCACCACCTTGTAGACTTTCTAGATATTTACGAGTCTCTGCGATCGATTCATTACGTTCTTTTGCAAGTTCTTTAACCCTCGCGTTATAAGCCACAAAAAATTTGCGGCGATTTCGTTCAAGTGTTTGGTAATCAACAGGACTCTCCGACGGAGAAATATAACCTCGCTTTAATAGAAACACGGTGCCTGTTAGGTCATTGCCGACAGGAACCATAACAATTTTTGGTTTCTTTGCAAGAAACGGAATTACTTTCATTGGGAAAAATTAGAAACTTTATAGACAATAATATATTGCTCTTTTACTGTAAATAATAAGAATAGCGAAACACAGGTTAAACAACTTGGATGATCGCACGTTTAGCAAAGTTTAATCCGTCATGATCTCCCATAGCGATCATAATAGATTCGTTAACCGCTTCTTGTGGAACCTCTATAGTGATAACTTCTTTTCCTTCTCCAGTTCTTAGTGGTACTATTGGTGGTGTATTCGCCGCATAGTAACCAAAGCCGTAATAAACACCTTCATCTGCTATACGACAATTAATAAGACATATCGCAGTTCCCGAATATAAAATATCGTATTCCATCTCAGCGCATTAAAAACGTCCTCCACCAGTATAAACCAGTGAAGGACGTTCTGTATATAACCTAACGCTTACGCACCCAGAGGAGGTGTATAGACGTTAGACAGAGGATCGAACGCGCCAGTAGGTGCAGTATACTTGAAGGAGGAACCTTGGAACTGAAGGTCAGCCTGCACTGTAATAAGGTCTTGTACAGGTGAACTTTGGTTACCAGAGGTCAAAATAGCAGCTCCAGCAAATTCTTCGCCAAAGGGTCGTCTGAGAGTAGCGTAAATCTCAGAACCAAAGAAGCGATCGTCGTAAAGAATCTTCATGAGAAGATCAGCACCGGGATCTCCGATGATTCTTTGGAAAGTGAATGACATGGTTCTGTTACTACCTGTAGTAACCATTTCCATACCACTACCACTGAGGAAGTTGGCTGCGTCAACAGTCTTAGGCTGAGAAGACGGAGAAGCGTCAGTGGCACCAGCGATGTAAACGGTAGCTGTAGTTTTAGCTGTATGGTTTTCAACAGCTAAAACAGTAGTAGGTTGAACTTGTAGACGTGTAGCGCCAGCAGGAGCAAAATCGCTTACCGTTACACTATACGCACCATTGTTAAATGTCAGTTTCTCACCAGGATAGATGTTGGTGGGAAGGGTCGTAACAGGTAACACTTCACTACCGACAGTCAGCACAGAGGCGTCTACAGTACCAGCAGTGGAAGCAGGAATAGCTGCTGACAACGGGTACAAAAGAGTTACCGCTGTAGCACCAGTCACCGCTGTGCTAGTACGAGCTTCAACACCGTTTGCAAAACGAATCTTGGAAAAAGCAGGAATAGTGGCAGTAGCAGCAAGTGTCAACGAAGTGGCACCTTTAGCTGTAGGAGCTGCCGAAGTGGTAACGTTGATCGCAGCAGCAGCCGCTCCTACAGTAACAGTATATTCCGTAGGTACCCGAGTACCTTTAGGAAGAAGCACAAACCGAAGTTCTGTAAATACGCTAGTGCCTCGTTCGCTAGCGTAGTTGATAATTTGTCCCATGTAGAGTTTCCTCCTAAACAGTGATTAAGTTAACGACTTTGACAGCTTCCAACAGAAAAGTCCGTTGTGGAAATTGATCCTCAGTTACTTCCACGGCTCTTTCCCGATGAAGGGGGAAACGCCTACGGATTTTGTCGATCGCACTATCCCATTTGGCTAATCCTGAAGAGGAATAGTCATTATTGATAAGTGTTACTCGCCAATACATGCGCTGGATAGCCTGAGGTACACCAACGCAAGGTTTTTGTGGTTGTAAAGCCTCTTGATTACGCGCAACCACAATCTTTACACCGGAAAAAGTGCGTTTGGAAGGAATGAAGGGAGGTTCCACCCAAAACGCTTTTGTTCCGTCATCAAATATTCCAAGTTCGTTATTCAACAAAGATCTTAGATCTGTTACTAACGCTGATATATCGTTAAGAGCTTTTATCGCGTTCATAACGTTTCCTCCAGTTTTACAGATTGAGAATCATAAAGATTACCCAAATCGTAAATATCCCGAGGTGACGTTACAACGTCTCCTGATCTACGTCTGGTCACTCTAGGCCAATCGTAAACAGGATTTTCTAATTCATAAAGACTTTGTTCACTAACCATGTCGGTTAGATATAAAAATGCTTTATTCAGATCTTCGCCTTCTCTATATCCATCAGAAAACTCTTGTTCAAGATCTAATTGAGCGATCGCGTTGTCTACCCAAGGTCTTGCTGGGTAATTGTCGCCAGCACCTTCATGAACCTGAGCGGCGTACTCTGTATCCCAAGTAAAAATAGCTTTACGATATTCTAGTGTTGGAGGATTCCAATTCTCTAATCGAACCATATCAACCCCCTCCTGTAGTCTGGAGAATAGCTTCAAAGGGAACGCCTATAGACGCCGTTATGTTATATGACATAGCCGTTAAACGTTCCGTAAAAAACAAGGTGCCAGTATCTTCTAAACCACTAGTATGTACTGTAACTCTTACACGATCGCTGCTTTCTAATCCCTCTGGTAGAGATCTGACAAGGATATATCCTTTTACGGATCTATTAATGTTATTAATACCAGGATTTTCATCTTTCCTAACGGCTGTATTAGATTCAACGATCGCGGCTTTAAGTTGAATCTCCTCAAAGATCTGTACTTCATTAAGCGTCACGGGATCAATTTGATGTTGACCTGTAGGCACTTGAAAGAATAACGTTGCGTTAGGAACGAGAGGAATTACTGGAGGTGTAATAGGAAGTATAGTCATGACACAAACTCCCTAGGACGATAACGTTTTAGTACCATCAGAACGTCTTGTAGTAACGTACTATCAGTACTACTAGTGTTTACATTGGTAGCTTCACTACCATAAATAACGGAATAAAAATTGTTAAGTGTATATTGTTTCATACCAGAAGCCATGGGACTTCTTTGTAGTTTAAGTATGGATATAAGAGCGATCTTTATCTCTTGCGCCCTTGGATCTATGGGAATAGCTTTGAAGTCAAACCCTGTGGTATATTCGACCTTCATTTCAGACTTTTCGTGAGCTTGTGTGGGGCGTCTAAATGGTCTACCACTATATCGAGCCCTAGCTGCACTACCTAATCCCCAAGACTCAGTAGTAAGACCCGCAAGATTAGCACTTAAAATTCTTACTTCTCCTAGTTGATAATCAAATTCATAATCAGTAGAAGGATTAAGTGTTATCCATTGATTGTCAGATAGAGGTAATCCAAAAGAGGCTAATAAACGTCTACCTCGAATGGATACAATAGGAGCTTTTTGAACAGTATTATTAATGGGCAATCTAGATAGTTTAATAATACCTTTGCCGTTTAATATAGGTGTTTCAACAAATCGTTGCTCTTCTAAAGGACGATTAGCACCCATAGGTGATTCAGCGATCATTTGCGCTGTCAATATGGCACTGTTAATAGCGCCTGAGTCTATTTCCAACTCAGGCGCTAACTTAACAAGGTCAGTAGGCGTTAATATTGCCAACTGTTAACCTTCCATGCTGTAGGTTACAGGTCTTACGCCATCAAAGGGACCGACATAGAACAGAACGATCGCTAGTTTACCAGCGGTAAGAGCTGCTCCACTGATGGTCACTTTCAATTGGCGATCAGCGGTAAGTACCAAAGGCCGATTGTTAGAAACACCTGAGTTATGACCATCACCACTGATATTAGCAGTAGTAGAAGGAATCAAGTTCAGTACAGCGTCATCAGTAAAAGAGGCTACACCAGTTGCAGCAAGAAGATCAGTGTTGGTGTTAAGGCCGACAGCAATAGAGGCCCCAGAACCCACACAAGGGGTGTCCACATAGACGAAACCGCTAGTGATGATAGACTTGGATTCAAGTTCTAGAGGCAGTGTGATAGTTGCTTGAGCACCACCATGGACGGCGAAATCGTAGAAGTCTACAGCCTTACCACTAAGGTTGTCACGTACAACACGATTATGAACGTATGATCTTTTAGGCATTAGGAAACTCCGAGACGAGGACAATTAGGAACAGATGTAGGACAGATGGGATCTGAACTTTCCAAAGCTGTACGCATAGGATAGTTACAAACGGGACAAATTCTTATCCCATCCACCTTAATGTAATCGAAGTTGACTTCAGCAGCTTCTTCAGAAACAATAGCGATCGCTTCAGTTTGTACCGATTGTTCTATCTGAACATCTTCCACTTGGGGAGGATATTTCAGTTCCACAATCTCATCGATGACTTCAATCCATTTCTGGTCGTCAGCCTTATCAAAATTGACAGTTTCTGCTTCAGATTGGATAATTCGCCATCCTTGTGTAATTAACCAAGCTTTGTAATCGTCTTTAGAAAGCTGCTGAGTCATTTAGTTCACCAATCAGGTAAGTGCTACATCAAACGTGTTGACCTTGAACACCCGTGTTTCCTGAGGAATGTCAGATGTATCATTGTAACCAGTAGCGTCAACGTCTAGTGGTCCGTGGGCTTCGTAGGATTGCCAAATGGCGCGATCCATCCGACCAAAGTCAGTCTTCTCATCAAAGAGAATCTGAACACCAGAGCCGCCGATACCACGACCAGAAGCCATACCACCAAAGGCGTAAGAAGTACGAACCACAGAAGAGGTGCTATCACCATTGGTTTCAGTAGCTACACCTTCTGCCCCAGTAGCATTAGCAAAGGCGTTAGTTTGCCAAATGTGGAAGCCCTCAAACAACCCTTGATAACCTTCAACCTTGATGTTTTCACCAGCAGGGTAATCACCAAGCATCATGTTGGTCATTTCCCGGATCTGTTCAACACTAGGAGCTTCAAAGTATTGGTTGACTAGAGAACTCTTCAGTTGAGACATAGCGGTAGGATTGGTAACAAGACCGTAGTTACCATCAGGTAGAGGCACAACGCGATCGTTTGATAGCCTTGTGTATACCTGATTGAGAAACTGCCGTGTCATAGTACCACCCACAGTCACAGAAGCCGCTGCTGTAACAATGTTATCGCCATTGTTATAGTAGTTCTTAGTGGTAGGTCTCCACTGTTCACGGATGACCAGATCTTCCCAGTTGTAATAGTCGTAGAAAAGATCTCTTTCCAAGATCCTCATCAGAGGCAACATGGCGTACTCTTCTACGAATCGAGGGATAGAAATAGGAGGCGCTTCCGAACGACCACGACCGTACTCATTAAGAATCATCTTAACAAGACCGGTACGAACCCGTTGATTACCAGCATCAATGGGAACGTAGGTATTAGATCCGGAGAGCAAACGTTGTTGCGAATTGGTCGCTACCTCAGGATAAGCGGCCCGAGGGATATCAACAACTTCGCCGTTACCGCGATCGTACCGGTGAACAGTTTGAGGGAATTGCCAGAATACCAGTCCGGGACGGGAGCTAACCCGCATGATGGAAGATAGAACTTCCAAGAAACCACCAGGAACATCAGAGGAAGTGGTAGCAGCTCTCCGCTCAGACTCAGTGATCATCTTAGAACCACGGAATAAACCATGCTTCTTACCCATATCAGTCATCTCTTTGAGAAGAGATTTGTAGCTGCTATCATTGTACCGTTGTTCTGCCATCCACTGATCGATTTCGTGGGTGGGGTACACAGGCATCAAAGAACCGCCACTGGTAGTTCTGTAGGTGACACCCAAGCTGTCACGGATAGACATAAATTCAGCTAGTCGTCCATCCAAACGATCGCCGTTAGGAGATGTACGAATATTAACATTAGGCATAGAGAGTTCTTTCGCACCTTCTGGACGACCAATCAACTTAGATAGACCTTCGAGAACCTTGTCAGATTCCTTAGCCTTATTCAATTCATCAGCCAATGTTCTATTTTGAACCTTAGCTTTCTCTAGCTCTTCCTGCAAAGGAGCGATCGCATTTTCGACGGCTGTTCTGACAAACTGTTGTAGAATTTCGGCAGTGATAGCAGGCTCAGATTTTTCTACAACGGCTGTTTCCTGCTCAATTTCTAGTTCAGGTTCAACAGCTTTTTCGACTGTTTCTTCGTCTTGATCGCTAACTTCTTCAACTTCTCGTTCATCAACAGAATCGTTGACAACCATGCTGGAGGAAAGGCCCAGGGCCTTCGCAAAGCCGTTATTATGAGCTTGAACTCCAGATTTTTGAAGGTTGATAGATAGTTTCATCTGTTCTTCTTCGCTGAGGTTACCCAGCTTGATAATTTCACGTAAGGAGTTTTTGCCCATGCGGCTCACCTCCATCTCCATAAAAGGGGTCACAAACTAGCTTATTTATACAAAAAGAAATATATTCGCATGATAGCGATTAAGATATACTTTATTAGCTATCTTGTTGTACTATGAATAGTTGTTCCTAATAGATATTCGTCGTGATTTCAAAAAGCAAATCTTCACCAAAGTCTCGGAGTAAGAGTAATAGAATATACGGTATGGGTTTGAAATCTCTAAGATATCAATATGGTATATTCAAGCAAGAAGATTTAGCTAACGCACTTAAATGGGAAAAACATCAAGTGCGCGATAGAGAATGTGGTTACGCTTCGATTCGATTAGTAGATGTATACGCCTTTAGTAAAGCTTTCAATACAACACCTAGAAATGTCTTAAAAGTCATAACAGAAAAAAAAGAAGAACTTACTTCGGTTAAGGATTTTGAATATTTCTTAACCACCTATAAGATGCACATAAACGACAGTAAAGATGATTTCAAATATGACATGGAAGAGGGTAAAAGGACCGTACATGAATTAACTCCATTTCCTCTTAATGAAACCACTATAAAAGAGACATTAACTAGACAAGGGCGTTGGTTAATGGCAACACGAATAAAGCAAGGTATGAGTTCACAATGGGTGTTCGCTATGAACCTTGGTTATAACCCTTCTTTCGTTCAACATCGTGAGAGTGGAGAGACTCCTATAAAGTTAGAAGAACTCATGGAAATCTCTAATATATGGAATATGAACTATTTGGATCTAGGAGAGATTTTATTATCCGAAGATGTTATAACTACGCAAGATATTCAACGCCTGAGAAACGAGTACTGTTAGGATCTTAAACAGCTTGCGGCGGGTAGTGCGCCTCTATTACAAATAGAGTGTTCTAACAATTCGTGTCTTTCTCCACCTAACGTGCAATATCTACTAAAGTTAAATGCCGTTACATCTACACCTTCAGCGTTGCACATATCCAACATCCAAGGCGAAGGTATCAAATGATCGCATGTGTAGACGATCGCTCCTTTAGAGTCTTTACGGTTCTCATAGAATGACACGTCCCTATTGTATTTAGCACTACAATCAGGACAAATAAAAATAGGTTTGTCTAGCTTGCTACCTGTGGAACAATCATTGTGGATGCGATCGTTCAAAGTTTTAGCTGTGTCAGAACCCGTAGGGATAGCTACATTCAAAAATAACCAAATGTATCCTTCATTCTGAATTATTTCTTGGTTATATCCTCTATGACCACCACCATCGATGATGCGATCTTCTACTGTACGTTCTCTGACGACTTTAGCATCAACAATAAAGCCTTTGGCAGCGTAACTATTAGCCATGTCATGATCTACTAGAAGAGGTCTTCCTACGGCTGTAGATGCTAGCTGTAACATTGAGCTAGGATGCCACCGACGAAGACCATAGTCCACTAGATTGTTACTGGCCATAAAAGGAACCATTGTCCAATCAGTAGACGTATATACATTACCTGTAAGTATTGAAATAAGATCTAATTCATATGTATTGGGAAAACCAATTTGATTACGAATACCGTTTTCGTATTCTTCATCGTCTTCATCATTATCGGTTTCTTCTTCTTCCACTTCTATAGTAACCACGGTGCTACGTTGTAATTCTAAAAGATCTTCAATAGATTTTTGAACAGAATTGATAGTGGCCATCAACTCTTCGTTGCTAATAGTAGAAGAAGATTCAGTCGTCATGATCGTACAGAATTACACTATTTTTTACAATAGTAAATTCTCATACAATTTATACACGTGGATAGCCATTTACCTTAATCTATGGAAATGTTTCCAATCTTCTCACTGTCAGAAGCCCATGGAGCTGTAGAAACTTTTGAATGTTTCGCTTTGATAACTATAGTGAAACGATGATCCTCAACGAACCAGATTGACCAACTATTATTAGCGGCGACACTACGAAAACGATAAAAGTATTTCTTTTGATCGCTGTCCCAACGTCTATCCATCTCTAATATCTCAGCCTGCAATGGACAGAATATGGACATGCTCCCATCTGGAGTTCGTAACTGTCCGTTCAAAAACTGTATACAATCGCCTATAGTTAATTCGCTAATAATCCGTTTGTTAAGCATTTCGGTTTGTGATATACTTCCTTAAGTATAGCCTATCGGAGTGTTAATATATGGTTTTAACCGATGCTATTTTAGAAGAAATCCAATCTTGTAAAGACACGTTAAACAATTTGTCACCAAATGATAACAGATCGTTTTGGGTATCACGTCATTTAGCCAGACTTGTATTGGAATTGGAACTTACCAAAAACCATGTTAGAACTTTTGATTATTGATATAAACACGATCGCTATTGTGTTTGTTGTTAAAGAAGACCAGCGATCGCTAGATAGTTCTATAGAGGAAGAACTACAAATAGCGATCGCTGATTTTAAGGCGTCATCGGATTGTGTACGGGTCGAAACACATATTGTTCGGCCCTCTTTCTTAATCTTTCACGACGTTTGCCAACCTCCTGATAATTAGACATCATCAACAAAAATTCTCTATTGTGCATTTTAGTGAACCTCTTACGATCGTTTACACGATCTTAACATGGGGAGGAGATCTAATAGACAAGAAAATTGTTTTATGTTTTTCAAAAATATCAACAGCCATCTGATCTAAGATAGAACGCTACAACGGTTTAGCGATTCTCAGTTTCTAAAGAATCAGAGCCAAATTTATCAGCGAGAAGATATAAACCGCCCATACTTAACCAATCCCAGGCGTCTACCATGTAAAGAGAAAGATAAGGAGGTCCACCACGACTTTGCATCTTAGCATAACCGTATATGGTTTCTCCGTCTTTCATTATGATACGATATAGAAACTTGCCTGTGTGAGGCACATAAGCAGGTTCCACATATAACACGTCAGGGTGAATAGCCCGTAGATGTGCGGGTTTATGACTGGCTTGGACGACAGATTTTAGGATGCTTATCTTTCGCTGATCCATGACTCTACCTAAACCATAGTTAGATTATCTGATCTAAGACGCGATCTACAAATAGCAACAAACCGAATTAACAAGTACAGAATACCGTTAACCGCCAGGATAAATCCATCTGGCATCACCAGATCTATCATCAACGTGTAGAAACTGCATACTGTTACTATATGCTAAACCACCTCGCCATTCATCATTAAGAATTCTATAAAGTTCTAAAGGCGATCGTCCAGGAATGGCTATATCTAACGCTTTGCCTTGAACGTGCATACTAAAAGGGGCACCTCCAACACGGGCATTAGTCTCAGGATCTCTGTAACCACTACGGATGATAATGGATTTTCCAAAATGATCGCATATCTTTTGAGCTTTTATAGAAATACTTATTAAATTCGCCACTACAGACACATTAGCAGGACGACGATAATTACCAGAAGGTGTAAAATGTAATACTTCACCCCATGTAATATTAGGTGCCTTGCGATCGTGTACAGGTTGTCCTGACCAAGTTCTAACGCTGTTACCAGGTAAAAGAAATGATACACCGAGATCCTTAGGCTTACTTACAGAAGAATCTATAGGTTTATTGTCCATACTAAAACCGCTTTGATCTTCTATAGCACCTTTCCAGACATACCAAGTGTTTTTGCCACTTTTGTGAATAGTTTTAGGATCAATTTTTTCAATATCTAACGTGAAGACAATGTGACTTCCTTCTTCCCTATATGCTGCAATAGGAAAAATCTTACCACGTTTGGCAATAGCGAGTTCTTCTTTACCAATAGTGCTGCTATCTGCGGCACTAGGTTTTAGATACGTATCTGAAGTTGTGATAAGTTCCATGGCTATACAACGCTATTTACAGTTATCATTTTAGCGTTTTAGCCTTTTATTTATTTATAATTAAAGATAATAAGTTATCTGGTTTATGCTACCAAAAGATCGCCATTATAAAAACAGTGTCCATCAATGAAAGGTATTTGTGTAACTGTAGAATCAAAAGTCTGCCAGTCATCTCTTGAAAAATGAGTGATAATAGTTACACCTTGTTGGTAATTACGTTCTACGCCATAACCAGGTAGTGTAGGGTCTTGTTTACCGATCATACCTGGACAAACACCCCACATTCTCTTGTATCTTATACCAGAATCCGTAGGTACAGGAATCATCTGTGAGACAGTAGACTGCCTGTGAATATGTCCCATAACAACATTTGAATAGTAGGATTTCATGGTATCAGCGATCGCATCTTTACCGCATTTTTCACCATGAGTATAAATCCAATCACGATGTTTCCATACATTGGCTCCGCTAGTATAACCATCGAAGCCTTCTTCAGTAAAACCACCATGATAAATTATGTTCTTACCAGTAAAATCTAACATATCAGATATGCTAGGGATAGTAAACGTGAATCCAGGAACGTCTACGACCGTTTTGATAGCCTCTCTTACATAGTCGCCAACTCTTTTATCGTGATTTCCTTCTATAACTCTAAATTCACAATCTGTAAGTTCTCTAATATCGTGAAAGAAAGTTGCTGCCGTCTGTAATGATTTTTGAGTATGACCTTTAAGATCTACTCCATGGGGATGACGACCAAATTCAGGAAAGTCTAATGTGTCACCTAACGCTACAATAAGATGTGGATTTAACAATTCTACTAACTTTAGAACTAGAACCAAAGCTTTTTCGTCATGGGTGGATACTAGATTCCCATTGACAGAACGATATCCAAAATGAATATCAGGTAATACTAATATGTTCTCTACGTATTTTGGTCTACTATCGAATTTATACTTTGATTCAGGTCTAGTCCACGTTACTTGTTGTAAACCAAATTCAATAGGATTAATTGTCTTAGGTACGATGTTAGCAGTAACACCAAAATTTTCAATTTGTGTAAGAGTGTCTTGACCTCCTTTGTCTCTAAGTTTCATAGAGGTCGTCCAACTCTTTACACGCCCATTAGTCATTGTGTAAGAGTCGGTATCTATACCCTTAGACTTTAGATACTCAATAGGATCTGCTGGAGATCCAATTGTTGTTATATTGGCCGTTATGATACCAGTTGCGTCATCTTTTTGTATATCAACTGTTACTTCGGTCTTAGAAACTCCTTGTTTACGACGATCGCTTTTTGCTTTGTAACGACAAGATTTACAATCCTTTCTATATGTTCCACGATCAGAACGAAGTTCAAACTTATCTATGGACAAAATTTCTTTACAAGTGTCACACTCTTTTGTTTCCATAAGGATCCATAGAAAATAGTTGGAAAGTTATATTCTATTACAGGATACAGAAAAAATCAAACTTCTTCTAGATCTTCGTCGTCGTTAATGCTGTAAAGAATAGGATTACCTTCTTGGTTAATTAATTGAATACCTCCTTGCATAGCCCATTGATATTCATCAACCAAACGAAGTCCATTAGAATCTTTTACGCCATGGGCGATCGTTTTGATGGTATCACCATCTGGTTCAATAATACGCAACAAGTGATAGTTCTCTTCCGGTCCCTCTATGATATAGTTCTCCACGGGCACTGATGACAATACACCATCAACACAACTCATCATGACTTGTATAGCCCATTCCTCAAACGATATTTCTTTTACGAAATTACGTTTAGATATACCATGAGCAATAGGTATCAGTCTCTTAGTTGTTACCACTTCAGGTAGATCAAGATTATCTTCGTTAATCTCTTCCTCCATACGTTCTTCAAACAATCGAATAAGAAATATATTGTCTTCTCTCTGATAACAATATCCATCAAAGCCAGATGGTATATCTCCTATTACAACGTTGAGTAGGTTGGCTTTAATAAGTTGTTCAGCTTTATTCTTCTTATTTAGAAAAGCTCCATAAGCAAGAATAGCTGCACTTCCTGAAATAAAACCGAGAATATATTGGATCATAGATACTCCTCGTTATATACGTTTTAACATCCAACCGTTCTCGTAACTTATAGCAGGATTATCATGTATGTAACGATGACATACATTATTTACAGCCATTAAGTTACCAGAATATATGAGAAGTGGAATGCTGTCGATAAAATGTTCTTGAATAAGTTCCACTAATTGTGGACTATATAACAAGAGTTCTTCCTTTATAGAATCCCTATCTAGACGTATAACACCTTGTCTCCCTCTTTTATGGTGTACTGTGTCACTGTATAATTTATCACAATGTTGACACCTTGTAAAAGATTGAAGGACACGAATTTTAATCTCAGTATTGTAAAAATCCAGTAAAGTCTTTTTTAGATGTTCTCTATTTTTATGACGATCGCTTTGTTTAGACTTCATTATTCAGATTCTTGATTTTATATATTACATAGGGCCATCCAAACAACGATAGCACAAACCATTTTATCCAAAAATGAGAAGAGAATATCTTTTCAGCACTATTACCAAACTCCAAGCCTAATATAACAAATAATCCTTCATCGTTGATAATCAACGCCGTTAAGACCAATAATAGTAGGAGTGTTGTTAAAACCACACCTACCAGTAGGTATGACACACAAAGCTCAAAGATTACACTAAGAATTTCGCTATACATGGTAATACTGTAACACTCTTGTTAGATAGATGTTTTTCAGCTCTATGAATAGCCGACAACTCATTTCGCGCCCATATGGCGATGATGGTGCGATCTAAGAATCGATTGTGTTTTCTACTGTAGCGATCGCACTGAACCCAATACAACTGCTGGCGTAACAACCTACGCCACAATCTTTGGATTTTAGTGATTAACCACATGCGCCACTAGGATATGTTTTAAGAATCATAGCACAGCAAGAGAAACGTGTGTTAGCATAATAGCTATGTTGTTGGAACTTTAATACTATATTATGCTACCGGAACTGATACTCATTTCTGATATACACAGAAGTTTGTTAGAAGCTGCGTTCATCTCGTACATAGACGAAGATCTAAACGAACTAGATGAACTGTGGTACGAACAGTGCGATAACGAACAACAAAAACAAATAGACAAAAAAGGTAAATACGAATTCTACATTAAACCTATGTTGGATCTAGGTTTGATAGAATTGAATACTAAGAAAAGACTATATTATTGTACAGAGGAAGGAAAAACAGTACTCCTTAGATTGAGCGAAGATTTTCCTATGTATAGAGAAGGATTAATCGATTACTAAATCAACACTATCCACATCTTGTGAATCAAGAATAACATAGTCGTTGAAATGAAATGCGTCACCCACAATATCCTGTATAGGAGTAGACGCTGCTAAGTGTGGACAGGAAAACGTTCTATTGTTGTGTTCGTCTTCATAATAAGTATCCACACGTACTTGATCGCCTGATTTTAGCATTTCGCAATTAGGACAGCGGAGATGAGGTTTATATAGAGAAATAGTAAATGATACACTCTTATAAACCTTATCTTCAATGTTCTTAAACAATGTAGAACTACGAGAAACAGCGATCGCTAATACCAACGAAGCTAATCCTTCTTTCTCTATAATCTCTTTGTTATGATCGCTAAAGCCTTCAGAATTTTCGTCGATAACAACTGAACTGGATAAGATAAAATTGTCATCGTCTACGACAAGATTCTCTCCTACGAGATTAGCTCCAATCATAGTTAACAACTTCACATCTAACTTGCGATCGTTCTGATTGACAAGGTTATTAGCGATGTTTAGTTTTACGATAACCCAATTATCAGCGATCGTACTTTCATCTGTTAATTCACGTATCTGGGTGAGTTCTTTCTCAGTTACATCTGTAGCGTTTGAGAAAGCTCTATAAAAATCATTTTCTGAAACGTCTAACACAAAACGTCTTGAATTGTCTGAGGACGTAACACTCTTGTTAGAAGATTTATTAGGATCATAAGCCCAATTCTTTAACGATATGTCACGTTTACTAGGACACTCTTTAGAAACAGGTTCTCCATTAGGCATATTCTTCATACGACTTACAAAACTAATGGTTCTGTTAGCCCATCTAATATGCTTATTAGTCCACTCTGCTTTCTCAGTTTTTAGAAGTTCTAAATTTCTTTTGATTGGAGCGCGAGAAATAGAGGCTTTCCTGCTACATTCGGTTTCTGACCATCTTTGTAATTCAGAAGCCGACATATTTACAGCATCTCTATATTTTCCATATACTTCGTCCAGTCTGTCACTATCGACAGCTCTTTTAGATTCAATAGGCTGAATTTTTGTCAAAGCAGAACCTTTATGACCAACCAATGTATCAGTAGGTTCAGAATCTCTATAGACTCTAATTTGATAAGCAGGATCTTCTGGAGTTCCTTCGACCTTCACATCGATGTCTGGCACAAGACCATCAGTGACTTTTTTAGTTATCTTACCTCTAGCTCTACCACCACTAGAGTTCCAACTTACAAACTCACCTACTTTGAAATCTTTTGGATTAGCCATGATACTCTAAATGTTCTATAGATAGATTAGAGAAGATTGGATCATTCATCGTACAAAGATAGCAATTCATCCAAGATGGGCTCTTACAAAATCCCCGTTAAGTTGAACAAATTTCTCTTTTGCTTCCTCTTCCTGAACTTCTATAGGTTTACTAGGTTGACTAACTGGGTTTAATCCAGGGATACCATCAAAGTTTACCCAACTAGGCCATGCTATTTCAACAAAAGGTCGTTCTTCACACCATTCTTCATAACCATAGTTCAATGTATATTCAAGTCCTATGGCGTATATAATCTGTTCAGCAATGATAGATCTCGCATGTGCGATCGTTCTACCATAGGATATAGCAGGTAGATTACCTAGTTCTTTACTTGCACCTTGAACAATACCTAGTCCTGCAATAAGAGGTACAGGAACCGTAGGTAACATACAGGAATACCGCGTTTGCATATAGTAATCCATAAGTCCTTTCAAAGAAGGATTGGCTTCACTACTGCGTCTAATGTCACTACCATGAGGTAGATAGACGTGACTTATGTAACCTTGACCACTTGCTAAGTTGGCCTCGAATTCGCTTCTGTAATTTTGTAAATAAGTATTATCGTGTTGTTCACCACAGGTGTGTATCCAAAAGGCCAGTGATTCTCCTGCAGATCGCTCTAAAAGAATACTGGCATCTTTCATTTTACGCCAACTTTCTATTTGTGCGAAACACGCTGGGAATCCATAACGTTGTCGCATACCATAAGAGAACTGTAATATACGAGCTGTATCATAACCTCCCCAAATGCGATCGCTTTCAGAAGATTGTGTTCTTACTTGTTGTCGATAGCTGATTAATTTCCCTGTTTCATCCTCTTCTACAAACATTGACCATGCTGGTAGATAATTAGATCGCTCAATGTACCATCGTCCTGCACCATCGTTTTGGATGCTTAATTCCATAAAAGCATCACCTCTACCATACGCCCCGTATACAGCTTGTTCGAGGCGTTGAGCACCAAGTACAGGATCTCTACCAGAATATCTATTGGATAAATCCCTTGCGATTCCTATTACTCTATCGTTAGGAGAGCGTTCTAACAGTAAACCATCATCCCTTTTTGTTTTAACACGCCACGATTCAACACTACCATCAGATGACTGAAAACAATTTTGACTGATAAGACGCAAACATGTTGTCATCTCAGGACTCCATGTTATCATCTCCTCACACTCTATGGCTAATGCTACATCACCGTAAAGTAATCCTCGTATGGGTAACTCTACAATGTCCCATACTCTCGTTCTGTAAGTGTTGTGACCGACAGGACGAAGTTGATCTTGGCTTCCTATAAGATCAGCACCTTGAGAAGGTCTTCCACGCTTGCGAGAACGCGATCTGCCGTTGACTAAGTATAATAGATCGCTAACATTCTTGAAAAAAGAAGCCATTTATGTTAAACTCTCAATCGGAGTAATAAGATCAACCATTATGGACATAAATAACTTAGTACAAACAGAGCCGATAAGTCTTGCCTTATTTTCTTTTTTATTGGGCACCATGTTAACATTATCGCTAACCGTAAGTTTCACGTTCGTTTTTCTTTTACTTTTTAGAGATGATGAAACCCCTGACGAATGATACTCTTGAATTGTTAGCAAGGAGTATTGTATCACAATTATCCTTTCAACAATCTGTGCAAGTAGCTGTATTGATTATCGCATATTGTTGGGGTTGTGGACGAAACGAAACAGAGTCCGTACTTGTTAAAGGAGTAAAGGAGTACTTCGATGGAAACTCAGACTAATATTTACGAAAGGTTAAGTAAAGTAGAATTAGAATTGACAGCATTAAAGAAAGTGATTTCTAAGAACATCAACGATAATAATTCTTTGCATAGAGACATATATGAAATAGCTACCGGAACCAATATAGCTCAATATGGATGTAGTATAGCTATTAGAACATTATTGGCGCGATTAGCTAAAGAATACGAGAACGATCGCGTCATATATCAATTTATACAAACTTTGTACGAATCTCTATGACAAAGATCGCAACTATTGAACAAAATAATCCCAAAAAAAATAACTTGATGCCGTGTTTTGCGATCGTCCTGCAACGTATAAACGGTATGGATCGTTATACGGAAATAGGGAAAGCTATAGCTGAGCGATCAGAATATCTCTATAACAAAAACGGTTTGTATATACAGCCTCAAAACGGTAAATCTCCGTATATTGACGGGTTTCAAAATTGTTTAGATCTGCTATGTTACCTTGTTCAAGCCGTAACAGAAGCCCTTATAGCTAATGAAGATCAAGGAAAAATAGATGTACTCGAACGTTGCTTTCGTGCTACTCTAGAAATGGCTCTGATACTTTATGACAACGAGCAAAACAAATGTTGAACTACTTGGATCATTTAATTAAAACTACCACGTTGGAAAAAATCTCGTATTTGGTAAAAACATTTGGTAGAAAAGAATTGGAAGTTCTTTATCAAAAATTGAAAACTGTCACAAACTCGGACGACGAAGTGATAAATAAAAGTCGTGGAGAAATAGAAACAAAGGTGATAGAACTTTTCAAAAAGGCAAAAAATGAAAAGTCCTAGAAAAGCCTGGTGTATACATTACATTGGAAAGATTAAAGGTAAACACACGGCGTATAGAAAAGCTATAGCCATACAATACAAGGATGGTGCGATGTTACCTTACGGTATTGTCTTTTTTGCCAAACACGGGAAAAGAGATGGATACTACATAACAAAATCGCTAAACGTTAATCCAATGTATGTAGATAGTAAAGAACTGTTTCTGACACCGCTATGAACATAGTGAATCTGCCGCCTCTCCCAGTTCTTATAAGATCTGAGTATTTAGAGAATGGTGACTCTAAAAGACTTATAAAAGCACGATTAGCCACTGTAAAAAGTGTGCCAGGAGAGGCGTTTAGATTTGAGGTGTATATACCAGAATACGGAGCGTTATATGACAAACTTCCAATAGAATGTATTCTGCACAAAGAGGGAAATAATTACTTACAAACAAACGAATTACAGTTATGGGATTGTTTTGATAATTACATTAATGTGATTAAAAAAAGCGTTATAAATAATATAGATTGTATAGCCTATATAAGAAGCAAAAAGATGAGAGGTTATTATGTTCTTACTATAGATAGTTATACCCCATCAGATAGACTATCTTTAAGTTATACAGAAGATCCAGAAGAACATAAAAGTTTTAATATGATCGCATTAAATAACGGTCAATTTGCACTTCTACCTAACAATAGAGTTCAGTTTGTAGACGCAAGTTTAAGTGGTAGCGATAATCCTCCTTTACCTAAATTCAAAGTGGCATCCAAAAGATACTACTGTGAAGGAGGATCTATCGCTACCGATGATTGGTCATACAAGCTAACTTCAGAGGAGTCTAGCAGCTAATTCACTCAAAGGCGATCGCTCTGTCTTACTCAATGTTATATGAGCAGAAAGATCGCTTTCTTTGAACCGTTCTACGACAAGACTTAACCCATTGCTACCACTATCTAAATAACTACTATCTATCTGAGTAGGATCTCCAGATAGTATACATTTAGAACCTTCACCGATTCTAGTTAAAACGGTCTTCACTTCTGATGGACTCATATTCTGAGCTTCGTCTACCCATATATATTGTTTTGGTAGCGATCGTCCTCGTATGTGAGCAAGTGATTCAGCCTGTATAAGACCTTGTTCCTCTAGATCGTCATAAGCACTACGTTTGGTCTTTTTGTCGTGCTTATAGTTACAAATCACATCAAGGTTGTCTTTGATCGGAGCTAACCAAGGTGTTAGTTTCTCACTTAATGATCCTGGTAAAAACCCTAAATCGTTCTTAGAGCCTCCCATAGGCATTGTAGGCTTGGAAACCAACATACGAGTATAAACACCCGACTGTACCTTTGATAAGCCCACAGCTAAGGCCATAAGACTCTTACCTGTACCAGCAGCACCACTTATCGTTACAAGGGGTACAGAGTCATCTAAGAGTAGATGCAACGCAAATGTTTGTTCTCTATTCTTAGGAGTAATTCTACTAATTTGATCCAGCTTTGGTAACGCTCTGATCACTCCCTGTTTATAGATCGCTAGAACAGTATGAGAAGGATTCGCTACATCTCGTACAGTTATACACTCGTTAGGGAAGTAAGGATCGTTTGTAACAATACCGCGATCAAATAACTGACTCATTTGATCTCCTGTCATAACGGTTTCTGAGTGACCATCATATAAATGTGTGTGGTCAATTTTCTCAGATCTGTAATCTTCTGTCTTTACACGAAGTCCACCCGCTTTTACACGGAGATTTATATCTTTAGTTACAAGAACAACTTGTTCATCACTCTTTTCTCGTAACTCAGTTAGATATTTGGCTGTGGCGAGTAGACAATTATCAACTTTATCTCTAGACAATTCAGCCGGTATCTTAGATATAATTTCTTGACTGATGACAGATATAATTAGTTTGCCACCGTTAGGTAAAGATACACCTTGAATTAAATCCCCTTGTTGACGTAATTTATCAAGCTCCCTAGAAACGTGTCTTGCATTACGATTTAATACGCCATCTCCTGTTTTGAAAGAATCCAATTCTTCTAAAACACTTATACAAAGAACTACAACATTATCATCAAACTTGTATATGGATAGGCTGTCATGCAATAGAACATTGGTATCTAGAACGTAATACTTTACCATCATTCACACAGATCGCATCGATCTATATAATAATTGATTCAAACTCGTGCGATCAAAAGGACGGATTTAGACAAAAAAAAGACCCTTTTCAGGGTCACAATTGATACCTTTCTTAAGGCGTTCTACCAGTAATCGATGTGCTGCTAACCATGCTTGATGTTTGCGCGGCGTTTTCTTGCTCTTCCTTTGAGGCTCTCCGCTTGCTTGCCAGTTAGGTTGTATCATGGTTGTCCTCCTGTAGAAGCCGCCACCGAGACTCGAACTCGGAACCTTCAGTTTACAAAACTGTTGCTCCACCGATTGAGCTATGGCGGCATGACCTGTGCAATACTATAGCACCTATGATATGATATCGACAACCAATTAGCTTAGGAACCAATGGAAGAACTTACCTTAGAACAAGAACTTGAATTGGTCGTATTCGATAAAAAAGTCGATATGATGAGCGGCGATCAGGCTAGGGATTTATTAAAGAAAGTTCACAGAACCATGATAATCAGAGAAACAATGTATAAGACTATACTGAAAAAAAGTCTGGGTGTAAAGGATTATCAACAAAACATTAATCGTCAACTATGAAAATTCAAATCTGTCCTGTTTGTGAAACTCGGGTTTTAGAAGGTAGATTTTATGTTAGTAGACCTGTTAAGAACGGTGAAACGTTCGAGCGGATCTATGATGTAGAGTTTCCACCAGATGTACAACACACACGTATTTGTCAGTACGCTAAGAAACAAGGATGTCTGAACACCTGTAAAGTTATTAATGAAAAGGAACTTTTTGAAAATCGAAATCTCGGAATTAATTCAAATGTATCTGATCGCTAAGAATAAATATAGGTTTGATATACCTATTAGTCTTCAAAGAAACCATCTCCTAGATATATGGCATCTAGACAAAGCTCATTGGTTTACTTTGTGCGGTGTAAAAGTAAAAGAAGTTTTTACGAAATCTTCTGAGTTAGTACGATTTAATCTAGAACGTTTTGGTCACACACAAGAAGTGACTATAGAACAAGATCGCAACGTCACGAAAGTTAACGTGAATAACTGCATGTTAATCTTTACCATTGAGGAAGAGAAGGAAAATCATCACTTTCTGAATGTAGAGATGCGATCTGACTATAGAGTGCTGCGTCTACTGTGGCCGATTATCCAGTTGGTGTTTCTATTGACGGTCATAGAAGACATCGTGTATTATAGAAAAAAGTGAGACATTAGCTTAACGGTAAAGCACGGGGCTTTTAACCTCTTGATGGAAGTTCGATTCTTCCATGTCTCATTGCTGTCAAATAGTTAACAAAGAGGAACATACAATGAACAATCACGATGATCTAAGTGTAGCTTTAGGTAAAATTTCTAACGAACTTCTAAAAGTAACTGGGAATCATCTAGGATCTAGTGAAAGTCTATCATTGGACTCTATGTTAGATGTTCTATCAACTGTAAAAAACACCGAAGCAATGTTGATGGAACTACTCTCAGAGAAGTCCCCATTCAAAGTAGGAGACTATGTTGTAGCTAAATCCAGTGAAACTCCAACTGATGATATCGAAGGGTATGTATCAAACATTAGGATTGCAGACCCCTATAGATACGGAAAATATGAATTCTACTACGAATTACGAGCCCCTGGTCGTAACGGCAAATTCAGTAAAAAGGGTCGGCTAGTAACAATGAGTATTTCGCGCAGTTTACTCAGGAAAACCTGGTATAGCTTGTAAGTGCGATCGTCCGTCCAAAAGTAATTGAATTAATTAAGGTGGATATAAAAATGGTATCAATTAACAGAGATGTTTTAGAAGAACGTATTCTTGACTTTGAAGATGCGGTGACCGCCGCAGGTACAGAGTTTTACGGCATCGGACCACTGTTTGGGGATATTGTCCGCCACTGGCTGCAAAAACAAACTGGAGAAAGTGTAGAGCTGTTGGCTATTGCCCTCGCGATTGAAACGTGGCTACGCGATGACTTTGCTAAGCTCGTAGAGCAATACGCTAGTAGAGAGAAGTATGCAGGTTCCTTGGAGGGTAAAGTCGACACTATTGTACGTGTAGCCAAAAATCGGCTCATTACAGCCAAAGAAGCCTGGTCTGAGGGTAGAGAGTTTTATTCCACTATCTATGGCCAACATCATGAGCTCAAGCGCAAGCTCATGAAGGAATCCTCCGACGAAGAGATAATGGATAGTATTCATGAAACTGCTGCTGAAAATAGAGATAACCGTAGGCTGATACGGGGACAAGGCTAAAGGCGCACTTTGAATAACGGAACAGAAATAAGGAAATAAAAAGCGGTTGTTTGAAAAGCGTCTCTATTTGTTCTATAATACTTAAAAAAATACCCAGGGTTGGCCGAGCGGATTAGGCAACGAACTCATAATTCGTCTTAGGTAGGTTCAACTCCTACACTCTGGACTTCCCTCTGCTGGGCTAATTGGACAAGCCACCACCCTTCTAAGGTGTTCATCATCCTGGTTCAAGTCCAGGGCAGAGGACTAATACATTAACCATACTAAATTATCATGAACCCATCTATTGTTAAAGAACTCGACACAAAAGGGTTTATTATTTACAACGCCGGTACCTTCTTCAGAGGAGGACATCATAATCTAACCCAAATTAGAATCGTCCGTGTCCGTTATAAAGCCTCGAATGAACTAGCCTTTGTAACAATAGATGAAAGCGATTGGGAACGGTCGTATATCGTTGGTGTTTACGATACTCGCAGACTAGCTATATCTTGCGGCAAAAAGATCGCTGATAATAGTTGTCTCACCTGATCTCATTACAAAAAAAAAGATCGCAATTGGGTAACTCAATTGCGATCCGGAAACCATGTCTTAAACCTAAAACTACTATAGACTAACTTTCTTCAAACGATCGCACTTTGTTACAATATCGTGCGAATTGACCAATAGTGGCAGTTTTAGTGGTAGTTATAGTACCACCTGTCAAACGCAATTGTTCTAAACTAGGATCAAGAGGTAGAATCACTTCTAGATTGGAACCCCAAACGTTTTCCATTAATAGTTTTACGATTTGGCTAGTCGAAAGACCAGTTTGTTCGGCAGCTATACCTAAAGCTTGTGCGTATTTTCCAAAGAGTACAACACGGACAGATTTCATTGTTTTAGTTCCTTATAATTAGGTTTGCAGTTGGTCCGCCCTATCAAAGAACGGACCAGTGATTACTAGGCGGACTGTAGACCTTCTAACGCGTAAAACTGAGGATTGGGTGCGATAACGTACCGAGGATTATCTTGAAGGAAAGGAGCGATAATAGGTGCCGATCCACCAACAACCAAAATTTGAGCAAACTGATTGTGAAGCTCTTTCCAACGAGTACGAATCTAGGTTTGGATATCGTCAATCCACTCAGGTAAGATCTCGTCGTAAGCAGTCTTAAAGTTGATAGCGTGAACAGCGAATGTGCCATCAGCGATCGCGTCTAGAATTTGAGCTTCTGACTTAATCAAGCCTACTTCGACAGCAATATCGTGCGAATTGGCCATAGGTCCAACCATTACGTTGGCACATCCAATTGCGATGAGCTTGTGCCCACATCTCGTCGTTCGGATAATTCTCCCTTAGAGGAGCTGGATTTGTCAGGTCGAACAGAGTTTTTAGTACCATAGATGATTTTTAACTCACTCAATACAAATATATTACCATCTCTCTTAGCTTTGCCAACTACATGACGACCAAATTTTAATCCTTTTGGTAACTTGAAATATTCTGGTATGACAACATTATAAAAATTAAAATCTTTGTTGCTATGTCCTCTACGTCCTACATACAAAGCTAAAGATGTATCACTTGTGCTCTTACCGACACTAGCTTCAAATTCTAGCCAGTCAACAGGACGATCGCGACCATCACCACAAGCAAACGGTACGATACCCTGAAATTTGTTCAATGCTTGAGGATAAACTGACCAGAGATGATCCTCTTTGAAATACTTTTCTATATCCGCTAGAACTCTAGTAATAAAAGTAGAATCAGATCGCGCCAGATCCAAAACTCTAAATACTGATCCATCAGTGCATCTAAACATCAACGTACGATCGCCCTTATCGTTAGGCAAAGATCGTACTAGTCTACCATTGAGCCATGTAACACATTTGAAGTCAATTTTGTTACCTTTTTTATAAGATGGCTTTTTAGAGCGATCTGCTTTTTGTTCAGGTGTTAGAATGACAGGTTTAGAGATCATAAACGTCCTTTAATGTGCGATGGATAGAGTATATCATA